TTTAATTATATTAAAGTCAAAGGACGACATCCTATATACATTATCTATTGTTTTTGTTGGTGGTAATGTCCCGTTCTTTGATAATTGGATTGTATCCCCGTGGGTTTATCACTTTGTAATCCCATTTGGTTATGGGGTATTTGCATCTGTGTTAGCTCCTATTCTCACACTGAAGATATCTAAGCTAACAAGTAAATTATACACTGAAATAAGATATTTAGATGAAGATGCTGATTATGATAAAAGAATAGAATTGCAAAGAAAGAAAACAAAGTTAAATCAAGCAACCAATGACGCTAAATATTCAAAACAAATCTTAGATGAAAATGAAAATAAACTTAATGACCTAGCTACGAAACAGCGAGAAATTTGTGGCGCGATAAAACTATTGCATTCTGATGTTGGCAGTATTATTGAACTATATAAAAATAAGGGGGTTAGCATTGAATCTCCGCAAGATTTATGTGATTTTATAGTCGCTATAAAAAGCACATCATTCTATAATGATGACAAGCATTTTAATAAATTGGTGTCTGATATTTCCAGTTTGTTTGATAATACTGGAATTGATCTTTCAAAAAAATGAAAGCCCAGCATAAACTACTAGGCTATGTGTGGTTTATGCTTTTTTCACGTACTCTATAAACATCTTCTCAGCCTGTTCTTGTGGCGTTCCAGCCATGACAAGCGCATCAATGAACGCCTGCTTCTTCAGTGCGAACTGATCGGCAAGGCGTTGCTGAAGTTCCTTATTTTTCTGTTTCTCACGTTGCAAGGCCGCTTCTTTTGCAGCCGCCCGTTTTTTCTGTGCGTCTGACAACTTTCTGGCCCTGGTCAATTGGTCACGTAGCTTGTCGATCTTGCCGTTGTCCTTTGCCAGTTTTGTACTTAAAGCTGCCTGGCGCTTCTGATAGAGCCTCCATTCGCGTTTGGCGGCTTCAACGTTCGTTTTACTGCTACGATTGCGATTAAACTCCTTCTCGTCTTCTTTTGAGAAGTGTTTGGTTGTACGGCGGCGATCGTCACCAAATGCAATTTGCGTTGCAGCCTTTTGTAGCGCACGAGCAATACTCATTTGCCAACTGGCGGACTGTAACCGCGTCATTGAGTGGATCACGTGTTTACAGGCGACGCCTTGCAGCTTCGGGTTGCGAACTTTTGGATAGGCGTATTCTTTTGGCGGTGCCAGGGCAAAGTTACCCGCAGTGGCGATGTAACGATACCAGTATTGATGACGACCACAGTCACAATCGAAAGACACTCGCCCGGCGCACAGTGATTTAGTGATTTTGAGAGCTGATTTATCGTCTTCTGCGATGTCATCAACCATCTGATCCCATTCTTCAAAGCGTATCCGGACGATATGGTGCTGGTGGACGGATATATCCGATGCTTCTACGCGGATATTAATCACATTGTGGCGAAGAGATACGGGTGTAGCTCTTTTGATACCAGATCCGTCATCCACGGCGTTATTTGCACGCTTAATATCGATTGCCTGGCTGGATGCCACCAGCTGGGCGTATGTGATGCCAGCCGTCTTGCTGTCATATTTTTCGCGCGTTTTACTCCGTAGCTTTTCGAAACCTTTCAGGTCGTCTCGCGTGAAGAACGTGCCGCCTTTTTTCTTCCCTAACTTGAGAATATCTTCGGCGGATTTGTTCCTCAGTCTACCTGGCGTCAGCGTCCGGTGAGCTTGTCGGCGCTTACGGGTTTGTTCTTTCCTGATAAGCTCGAATAAACGCGTGAAGTCCTTAGAGGACAGGCCGTCAGTGATATAGCGCCCGTCCTGGTTTTTCAGGAAATCAGGCATTTTCTATCTCCGGTTCCGCGCTCGCGTAATCACGGATCTTGTTCCTCAGCCATGCCACATCAGGAAGAGTTAACGTGGTCCCGGCGGGCATTTCTTCCATTTCTGACTCATGGCCCACCAGCACCCGGAATACCCAGCGCAAATCTGCATTGCCATACGCCCGGTAGGCTGCAAGGTCTGAACGATATACTTCATCAATCTTTATCGTGTACTGGAAATTATCAGAGTGATACTCCGATACCCGCTTAATCATTTCCTGGTGAAACAGCGCACGAAAAATATCGTCTTCAATGTACCTATCGTCGAGTCTGCTATAGCCCATAACAAAGCCTCTCAGTCATAACCTGGGGGAAACTGTATGCAGGGTGTGAAATGCGAGAAACAGACAGGCCACCAGTTCAGGGGGATGTGGCTCATAAATCCCCTCACTGGTGACAAGTGACTTTCATTAATCTTTATGCGGGGGCCAGCTTCATTTGCTGGCATTAGATTAAAAATTAAACGGAGTGAATGACATGGATGTTATCTTCGAATTATTAATTCTAATTGATCTGTTTATGAACGCTTCATTGACCACTCAAATACTCGCGTCAATATTTTTGTTACTCTTCTACCTGGTGTTGAGGGAGTTAACAAAGCTACTAATGTGATCAAAGTATCACGGTATCTTCATCAACTTCTTTCCCAGCCAGTGACTTTGGCTGGGAGGTGCCTGCTTTAACTTTTTCATGCCCAATAATGGAAAGGAACGAAGCGAGTATGCCTGTTTTTTGCTCTTTCTCGACTGTACCGGTCATCTGCTCTACGTAATCCGCACTGGCAACGTTGTGGTATACGGTCGCGTAGCAACACAGGATCATCAGAATATGCTCCGGCCTGATATCCTGCCAGTTCACCCTGTAGACTTCTTCTCCGTTACCGTTGTATTCGGTATCAACGATAGAGTCGGGGATTTCGAAAGCACCTTTGTTATTTTGCGGCAGGGATAATAGTTTCTGGAGTTTTAACTCTTTGTATCTTTCCATCCCGACGATGATTGCTGCTCTACCATCGGCATGACGGGTCTTGAGAGTCACCTGGCTTGCTCCGGTGCCAGCGGAGATCGTTGGCGTAATTTCGTCTACCAGTACCTTAAATTTGCTTTTCCGCAGGGCTGCTATAGCTGGAGGAATTTTTTGCTTTTGCTCCAATGCTGACGCGGGAAGGGGTTTTACTTCGTTAATAATGAGAGCACCGTCTTTCAGTATTGCTGTGAGCATTTGAGGCTTGCTGGTGGTCAGGCTGAATATTGCGATCTTTTCCATTGTCCTTCCTCCACGGATGACGGATACAAAAAAAGGCCGCACATGGCGGCCTGCTTTGGCGTTATGACTCCCTACCGCGCTTCGGCTGAAAGTTAATCGTCAAAAGAACCTTCAACGGGAGCCGTTAGCGCGATGGATTATGTGCAGTTTGTGATTTCCAAAATAGTGTCAACCACTTTTTGTGGATTTTATTTTTTGACAGAAATTTGGCCTAAATCATGTTGATTTGGCTGATTATTTTTATAACATAAAAGTCATTTTGATTGCATGAAGGACGGTGCAGTGAAGTTAAGGGTTTTAGGGACCGCGCTCGCGGCTAAGATGGTAAGGTATGGAGTTAATGAAATGTTTTTTATAAAAAATGGAAAAAGATTTTCCTCAACAATACTAGCTACTGTTGTTGCTCTTTTTGTCCCCACACTCACCTTTGCTTATGATTTTAGCAAAATTGACTGCAATTCCCCTAAAACTAGGCAGATGTTAATCGATGATTATAATGAACTGCTGAAGGACGATCAGGAAGCAATTTCTGTAATCGATGCTTATAATCAGATCAATGAGATAAGAGAAAAAAATAAGCTCCAATGCCTGGGAACGTATGAATTCTCAGATGGAAGTGCGCTTAGGGTTAGATATAAGTTATATTTAAATAGCCTCGGCACCCCCATATATGAATTTGCTCCAGTTGAGGAGTTAACGCAAGATGACGTAAGCGCATCTATCCAAAATATCCCTGCAACCACAGCGAGTAAGGCTGGAGGGAATGAAGAAACGTACTCCTGTAAAGTGGCTGTAACCTACAATGGAAAGCGCTCTAACTATATGGGGGATACTGGAGTCTGGGATCGTGTGATTACTGACTATGGCACTTATTTCTCATGGGATTTGCCGCGCGGAAATCGAGGCAATAGTACAGGCCAGGATGCTTTTAGTGGCATGGACGAATCAAAGCCAGCATTAGAAAATAAGCTGGTGAGAAAGGAAGTCGAAAAAGATGGTAGCGTGGTTGATGAATTTAGGACTGATGTAAGTTATGGGGAAAAACAACCAGTTCATAAGTTTGTATATGCTCGTAGAATAAAACCTACAGGCATGAGAGAGTATTATGTTACGGATTTAACAGACAAGCGGGCGTTTATGTTTCTGAATTGTCAGAGAGATTCGTGATTGATATAGCAGGCTTACTATTAAGCCTGCTTTTTGGCTTTACTCGGTAATAGTTTTGCAGTTGTTTTGATTTAATGACAATCCTAGCTTGCTAGCAGCCAACTCATTTTCTGTGTGAGAACCAGCAAAAATGAAGCCTTGTTTTATCTTATTTACGGTGAAATATTTATTATACATGAACGCCCAGATAAATGAGGCAATCCACGGGCCAATTCCGGCTGTGAGGAATGCCAGTATCAGCATCACTACGAATACCCCAATAAAAGTTATAAAGTCTTTCCTGAACAAAGCTGGAAAAGCACCAAACAAGAATGTAGTCCAGGAAAAACCATAAAAACCGGTGATTGATTCGCCAGTTTGAGGGTTTTCAAGTTTAATTTTAGTAGCCACGATTATCATCCTTTTACATAAAAAACATATAGTTATAGTGCTGTGTGAGATTCTAATGTTACTAATTTACACTTTGTAATGCAATTAAATAACTTTAGGCAGTGAAAGTAACTATTCGTGGCAGACTATCGTTAAGACCTTTCAATTATGGTTGCTGTAAGTGGAGGGGAACAGCCTGTTCTATCATCTCGCGTATCAAGCCAACTTCAAGTAGTTCCTCGGATTCCCAGTATCTGTTTGTCACCAGATCCAGGCTGGCTATGACCTTGTGCCGGTCATTCGGCATAGCCAATTTTTCTGCTATAACCATCAGTGAAAACTCTTCATCCAGTAGAATTTGATACCAGTTTTTTGATAGTTCCACTTCCCTTATGAGACGGAAACGTCGCTGGATTGTGGCAGCAGAGTAAGTGAAATCTATTTTCTTCATCGTGCGGAGAATCCGGTTATTTAGTAGTTAAAGCCCCGGACAGGCCGGGGCAACAGTAATTAACTAACAATCCAGTCCGTAGCAACAACATCCTCTGGAGCTAAATCAATCGCATGGATTTTCCCATCCCGGATAGTGCGCCAGTGCTTTCGTGATCCACCTTCGGGCCATACCCATACACCTTCAGGCCAAGATGCTCGACGGCATACGATTGCATACCCTGTTTTAATCCTCTCTCTGGCGGTATGCAACGACAGGTTTGCCTTTGGACTTTCAGGCACAGGATGGTGGATTGCCTGAAACATCCCCATCTTTGGATGATACCAGCGTTTATTGCGTGGTTCTGCCTCCGACATCACCTGCTTAAAGGCTTTCCGGAAGGGGGCCAGGGCCACAATGGAGCGTCTCGCAAGCAAACCATCTGGAGTTAAAAACTCATGCGTATCGGTGGGAATCCGGTAAGCGTTGACAAGGTTGCGGCATTTGGCTTCAGTCAGGCCACATTTCGCCGCCAGCTGGCGGTAGCCAATGTAGCCTTCCGGCATATTGCCTTTCTTGATTTGCTCGACGGTTTCAGCGACTTTGGACACTTGTGCCGATACTTCGGCTACCTGGGCATTAACGGCGTTGATCCGGCGTTCATGCTCAAGATGCATTTGCGCCATTTCAGCCAGGATTTCGGCTTTTGATTTTAACTGTACCCGGGCATTCTCCAGTTCGCGCCAGCGGTCCACCAGCCGGGCGGTAAATTCGGGAGAGAGCTGTGCGACGACGACAATACTATCGCGCTTGCCTTGCTCGCCTTCGAAGACGTAATAGCTCGCCGGGCGGCCTGCGGTGGGCTTTTCCTCAATTTGAGGAAAAGATATTACCCCCCGTTCCGCCAGGTGTTCAATGGTGCGTTTAACGTTATCAGGGCGCTTACCTACCAGTTCCGCGATCTCAATGCTGGTCATTGTCGCTTTTTGAGAGATGGACAGATTCATCAGTGCACCTCCACGCAGTTCATCGGCAGATTCCAGTAATTGAGGATCTCCATCGCATCAAGAGTGAAGCGAGCAGCAAAAATGCAGGGTTCTTCGGGAAGGTATGAGCGCGCTTCTGCTTCGGTTGCAGCCATGACGCAGATATAGAGGTGTTTTTGGCAGGAATAGAAACGCCAGATAAATTCAGAATGAGTTGGGGTGGGGATAGTAGCCATATTGGCAGCCTCCTTTGACTAAGTTAAGGAGCTACCGCGTGAGGTTCCAATCTCAATGGCGGTAGCACTGACTGGGTTGGAACTACCGGCGTCAAAGGGAACCGGCCTGCCTTTCGGCAGCCCAGCCAGCACTACCATTGATCTCTGAGCTAAACGCTACGTATGGCTGTGCGATGGCATGACACAAAAAAAGACGCTTTCGGCGTCTGTGTCGCCTTTGACATTATCCGGGGTTCCAATCCCGGCACCCGTTTTTCTAAGGTGCCGTAGAAATATACCCCACGATAATGCCAGGGCGCAACAGTCTGTATTTTTATGCTTTGGTGGATTTCTTCCTGGCTTGCTTGCAGGCGTAGGCCATTGCTTTAGCCTTCACTTCATCCAGCTTCCCGGTGATCACTTCTTTTCCGAGAGTGACAAACCAGTCATAGCAACCGCCAGTGATGTTCTGGATTTGAAAGTTGAGGTAGCGAACGGTCATTTTGACACCCCCAGCGCGAGTAAAGAATGCAGATTATCGCGTGAGTGGTGGACGACGAGTGATGGGGAAAGACTGTAGTTGTTCATAGTGTAGTGACTCCTTGCTTTCGGAGCCGCCATCGACTGTTCCACGGTCTGGTGGCGGCGCAATAAAGGCTGGAACACCGTGAGTCAACGGGGGCTTTTCAGCCACCTATATTGCACCGCCATAGGTATGGCGGCGGCAATAATACGAAAAACTAAATAGTTTGTCTCAAAAAGTTGACCGGTGTGCCAATCGGTAGTGAATGTACATCGGAGTGTTTTTCAATTCAACTTAAAATGTTAGAAAACTAATTTATCAATTCAATCGCCATCAGATACAACGTCATTTCATCGGCATTGTGCCGCATGAAATCTGCTTTTCCGCCTATTTTTCCATCAGCATGAACAGGGACCAGCCAGGGATATTGGTCTCGGACCTCGGCTGGCGCTGCGTACTGGTGGTGCCATTTACACAAAGGGAGGACATATTTATGCGCGTTCTCTGCCGTTCTCCCGAAGATATGGTGCAGGGATACCACTGGGCTATGTTGCCCGTGAATATGGCAGGCAATGCAGGGGAGAGTACCGATAGCGGTCTGTATCCGGCGTTCATCGGCTGTGAGTGATCTGCCCTTCAGGCCGCGTGACGTGCGTGTTTTTTTGGGCGGAGCGGATACAGATTTATCTTTTCTCCGCTGTTCATATTGTTTTGCTTTTTCAATTTTCTTTTGCCGATATTCAGGCGATGCGGCTTTTTCTCTCGCTCGCTGCTGCTGGCGTTGAGCTTGTTGAAGGCGCTTTGCCCTTTGTTCCTCTCGCCAGGCCGGGTCAGCCAATTTTTGCATGGCTTTTTGTCTCTGTTTCTCCCAATAACTCTGTTTCTGCATGATGGCAGTCTCTTACTTTTCAACGATTTTTCTATGATTGATCAAAATGGTTAGATATTCAAAATTGATTTTCTAACACAAAACATTAATATCATCACTGATAAATGTTTGGAGGACATGATGCTTATAGCTTTAAGTGCGATCCACCAGCCATCTGTGAATGAGATTGGCCTGTTCTATGTGTTTTTTTTCGGGGCGTTGGCGCTACTTGAATTAGGTATTGAGCTTTTTGCCGTGCTGATGTTTTTCGTCACGATGCTGGGGAAATTTTGATGGTGAGATGTGTTTTGAAAATTTACATCGCGGGGCCGATGACTGGTTATCCCGACTACAACCGCACAGCGTTTTTTTCGAAAGCAAAAGAGCTGATGGAGGAAGGGCATATTGTTCTGAATCCGGCGCTGTTACCTGCTGGCCTCTGCCAGAGCGAATACATGGATATTTGTCTGGCAATGGTGCGTTCTGCTGATGCGATCTATCTGCTTAAGGGATGGGATGTGTCCGCAGGAGCACGTGCAGAACACGCTCTGGCTGAAAAACTGGGGTTGACGGTAATTTATGAAGCACCATCTGACACAGATTGCAGAATGGCAGCGCATCTTTACCGTGAACTGGTCGATGCATTACGTGATGTTGCTATTGAATGTCACGGCACGGATCAGCTTCGCGCCCGCTTAAGCAATACCCTTTCCAGTTACCTGTCTTTAGCTGAAGGATACAACCTCCGGCAGCGGAGAATGGTCAAATTAATCACGCGTTTATCTCAATCCCTGGCAAATGCCGAACCAACTAATCCGCTACCTAATGACGCAATGAATTATCTGAAGTCATGCGGCGTTGTTTCTGAAGATGCAGTTCGTTTTGTGGAGTTTATGTCTCAGAGGATGTCGGCGTGAGCTGGCGGGGATGGGGAAGGGCAGAAATCATGATACTCCGCCAGTGCGCCGGAACTATGACGGTCGAGAGTATTGGGAAGCTGATCGGTCGTACCGGTGATGCCGTCAGGACTAAAGCGCGGGAGTTGGGGATCAGCATGATTCTGAAAGGAGACTTTCATCCGTCAGCCAAATACCGGCAGAGCGATATAGAACTGGCACGGCAGCTTCATCAGTGTGGTGTTCCCCGCCGTGAGATCGCGGAAAAACTCGAAATGCCCCTGGGCATGATTAATCAGTACGTTTATTTCGAAAGGAGAGTGTATGAAGTCTGAAGGTTTAACGCCCGCACAACTGGCAGAGCGTAACGCTGAGTATGTAACGGAAATTTCCCGACTTGAGAAAGAGCGCGCGGCGCTGGCTGCGGAGAATGCGAGACTGAAGGCGATATGTGAGGATCGCCGCACGTTCATTATGAATGGCGTGCAGCTTGGTTTTATCAAGGTGCCAACAGTGGAAATAGATCCAGCTCTTGAAACAATTCGTATCGCCCTATCACCACAAAAAACTACTCCTGCGACCGACACTTTCCTGGATGAAGTGAAGACTGAAGCACGCAAGGAGGGCGCTTACTTTGTGGCGAACAGAATGCTGGCTGCCTGGGTAGCTGGTTTTATTGATGATACTGCGAAGAACGCCGCGGATATTGCCCGGATGATTCTTACCTCTACTGAGTTTATGGCTAATGCGCCGGAAGGCGATTTTGACCGCTCATTCTCTGATGGCGTTCTCGAAGATATCGCCGAACAGCTTCGTAAAGGAGTCATCCAGTGAGCGAGCTTTATTATCAGACGTTACGTGAACGTTTTTCACCGAAACCAGCGCCTAAATGCTCTGTTTGTGGCGAGGAAATGTCAATGCAGCGCATATCTGGATCACATGTTGTTTATGCCTGTTCTGGCATGGAGGAAGACGGATGCTTCAAAACTGGACGAACTTATGCTGACGAGCATTACAAAAAATCGCGCATAACAGTAGTTGATGATAGCGATCCTGATGTGATTGAACTGCTGGACGAGAACGTGGAGATGGCTCTAACGCTTGAGAATCTGCGTGTTGAGCTGGAAGCCGCTAAAAAGTGTATTGCAGAGCTGGAAAGCAATTGCGGGGCGCTGGTGGCGGAATGCCAAAACAAAAAAGCAGCACTTGAGGAAATTCTTAGCCATCTCCCAATTAATCATCCAGATATAGACATCGCATGTGTAGCGAACATAGCTCATAACAAATTAGGCGAGGTGAAAAGCACTACATCTGAAGCTTACCTTGTTGAAATACAGGCTCAGGGATTGGAGGCATTCGCTTTGACGATGCGCGATACCGGAGATGATCCATTTTTTGATTCCGTTGCTTCTGCTTGCGCGGATGCGGCTGACAGGTTCGCAGCCCTGCTTCGTAAAGGACAATCCTGCCTGCGCCCGAACTTTGAAGGGAAAAGATGATGACCACATCGCATTCTGCAATTACCCAGGAAAAAGCCTTCCACATACTCGAACGATTAGAAACGCTCGCTACGGAGGAGAAGATATCCCCGGAGATGCTGGTCGAGTGCAGCCGTGTGATATTGCGTCGCAAGAACGACATCGCGCGGCTGACATCTGGCGCACCATCCGTATCAGCCAGTCCAACGCTTTATTGCAGCTTCTGTAACAAATCCCAGCACACCGTTAAAAAGTTAATTGCCGGGGACAACGTTTTCATCTGCAACGAGTGCGTGAAAGATTGCAACAACATTATCCAGGAAGAGCAAAGGGAATCAGCATGAAATTTTCCAAATTTTCTGAGTTGGTGAATCGTATTTTGTCCAACAACCACAGCCATCGTCGCGATATGGATGTAACGATCGTTGTTCATTCGCCTGGTCGCATCGGTTCAACACCATCAGTTGAGGTTCAGTCAATTCAGGTGGGTTTTGATTGGGATGCCGGGCAAGTGATGATTTTTCCAGCACAGCCACTGACCACGCTAACACCAGAACAGATTACTGATATTACTGATAGTGTGCGCAAAGGTCAGTCCTGGCACGCATATCAGGAATACAAGAAGCATAAAGAGCAGTTGGAAAAATTATCGATTGAACTTGATGCCGCAAAACAGCGCATTGCAGAGCTGGAGGGTAATTGCGCGGCGCTGGCGGCGGAGAATGCGGGAATAAAGTCTGCAATTCCAGAATCACGGGATATTGAGGATGACAATGACAATATGGATGACGTATCTCTCGCGGAAGATTTCGGGTTCAATCATGCAATAGAACTGATGAGGAGACGGATTCCTGAAACTCCGGCCACCGACGCTTTCCTGGCTGAAGTACGTGCGGAGGCACGCAACGAGGGGATTAACTACACCGCAAGCCGTCTTGCTGCTGCGTTCAATCACGGATTTATCAATAAGTCTTTGCGTGAAGTTTTCGACGTTACACGCATGATTTTGTCAGCGAAAGAAGAGTTGGCTAATGAACCGCATCCGCTTGATGGCCTGTCCGGTGAATATGCGGAGAAATCCCTTGAAGAATGGGCGGAACAGATTCGCAAAGGAAGCAGCCAGTGAATATCGACACCACGATAACGCTCGATACGGCCCTAAATACCGGTCTGGCACTTCTCGGTTGGCTTTACATCATGTCCCGTACATGGCGATGGCTGGGTTCCATTTTCCTGAAACAGTGGAAAAAACGGCGCAAACAGGAACTACGCCAGAAGGCATTAGAAGCGTTCTATGACGCATTTGAACTTGGCAGCATTGAACCAGGCACAACAGCGAGGATAGCGACAAAAGGCGACCTGATGATAGTGATGTTCAGACAGGAGAAAACAAAATGACAGAACAGACGATGACAAATCGCGAACTTGTTGATGCCGCGATTGAACTTGCTGGCGATTTTTATTCCATGATGGGTTACGAGCATCGACCTGGTTTTAAGTATTGGGAGTCACCGCATCCGCAAGAACAACAGGTGTTTGAAATGGCTTGCCGTGCTTTTGAGTTTATTCGCGGTTCTGATGTGATGGATGCCGTTGCCGACTTGGAGGATGAAGAGTGAGCACAATTAAAGAAATGCCGGTAGAACGTGATGAATATGGCTGCTGGACACATCCGGAGTATGAAAAGTTTTGCGCAGGCCGTGAATATATTTCCACTGAGGAATTTGACGCCTGGATGAAGGAAAATAATCTTCAGTGGACTATTCGCAGTATGGATGAAGATGATTTTGATCTGGACGCAGCTGGTCCCGATATTGCCGCCTGGGAACCGGAGCGACCAGAGGGTGAAGGCTGGTTTGTTGGCTCTATTCATGACACTGAAGATGGTCCAGTTTGTATCTGGCTGCGGGAGAAGGTTGCCGCATGATCCAGGCTATGCATGAAGTGAATTTATATAGCCGTATTGATGGTTCTGGCTACAGAAACATATGGGTTGTTGGTGATCTGCATGGTTGCTACACCAGACTGATGTCCGAACTCCATCGTGTGGATTTTGACCCGGCGCAGGATTTACTGATATCGGTTGGCGACCTTATCGATCGCGGTACTGAAAATGTCGAATGTCTGGAACTATTGCAGATGCCCTGGTTCAGGGCAGTAATGGGGAACCATGAGCGGTTGATGCTTGATGCGTTAAGTCCTGATGGCAACGTGAATAACTGGCTAATGAATGGCGGACAATGGTTCTTCATGCTGGACACTGATCAGGAAATATTAGCCAAGGCGCTGGTGGAGCTGGTAAAGCGTCTGCCATATATCATTGAGTTGAACACCGGGCATGAAACTATCGTTATAGCCCATGCCGACTATCCAGGTGGAGAGTACCAGTTCGGTAAGGATGTGTCGCTTTTTGATGTTGTCTGGTCGCGCAGTCGCGTCGGTGATTCGATAGATGGCATTGGTGGAGAAATCACAGGCGCAGATCGCTTTATCTTTGGGCACACACCGGTACGAAGACCAAAAGCATACTGGAATCAGCACTACATAGACACGGGCGCGGTTTTTTGCGGAAATCTGACGCTAATGCAGGTGAAGGGAGGGCAGCTTAAAGTCTGATCAAATCATTTACGCACTCAAAATTTGTTAGAACATTGATTTTAGTTTTCTAACATATTATTTTACCGCTCGGAACAAAACAGAGTCGGTATACATTATGAGTGCAATAATCACACCTCATTTCGTAAACGGAGCTGGTGTGGCTGTCTTTCCGGTAGACAAGCCCACCAGTAACTACATTGGCGCAGGTCGCCGTTTCATTATCTCCCCACTTCCGCGTGAACAGGCTGAAAACACGCCAGATGGCGTAGTGGATCTGAATTATTCGCTGGTTGCCAACCAGTCTCTGAAACCGTTTTTTCAAAGCGAGCGCGTATTTAACGCGTTGGGCGGTGAAGATTCGCTTGTTCATTGGGTAAGTTCCAATATCCACGATTGCCAGGCGCACGATAAGCGCGATTGCAGCCACCAGCTAACCACTCATTTCTATAACGGCTCTGCCGTTCGCCTGTGCTGGAAGCATGATGCGGAATACATGATGAAGGGGTACAGCAAGTTGGACGACCAGTTATCCCTGAATCGTGCCAACTGGGTTATGAACTGGGCTGCGAGCGAGTTAAAACTACCGCCAGAACGCGATCTGAGCATGGTTGAACTCACTTTTTGGGCCATTCGCCGGAATCTGAAAGATGAGCTACCAGATGAAGCCGGTCGCATTGCATTTTGTCAGCCAAAAACTGAAATCCCTACCGGTACGCTGAAAGAATCAGATATCACCTGGGAGCACAGTACCCGCGAGCTGGTGGACATAACCGCAGAGCAGATCGTCAACCTGTCTGTAGATGAGGATTCCGGCCTGCTTTATATGCGCCGACCAAAAGCGGTCCTCGGTAAAAGCCCGGCTTATCTCCGGTTTGTGGTTTCTCGTCCGTGCATCGGATGCGGTGGCAAAGTTAACCACCCGTTCATGTACCGCGCCCGCTCGTTAAACGAACACGACCGCTGGGCTGTTCCTCTTTGCGATGACTGCGCCAGAAGCGCAGAAAACGATGTCCGGGCATGGGAAAAAGCACATGGCATACGCCTTTACGTAGCCGCTAACCAGCTTTTTGACTTCGCCATCGAGCGCGGAGTGATCACTTTCAATAACTGATGAGGTGGATCAAAAAATGAAAGAACGCGGGATGATTTTTAACGATGAGATGGTCAGGGCCATCCTCGAAGGAAGGAAGACGCAGACTCGCCGACCTGTAAAAAATGTCAGGGCCGATAACTGCCTGGTTATCCGTAAACCGACAAAGAAACGCAATGGTGTCTATACCCACGTTATGGATGCACCTGAACATGGTTTATGCCCGTTCGGTAACGTTGGTGATCGCATATGGGTCCGTGAGGCGTGGGCGATATTAGGCAATGAGGATGGTTGCAGTGTGGACTGGAACGACAACCTTTGTCGTGGCGATGAGAAGAACGCAGCAAGGATTTATCGGGCCAGTTGTGAGCAAAAGCCGGGTGATTACGGCTTGTGGTCGATACCCGATGATGCCGACTGGAAACCTCACACTGTGAATGAAAAATTTGATGGCGGGTGGCGTCCATCAATTCACATGCCGCGCTGGGCATCGCGCATTTTGCTGGAAATTACCGACGTGCGTGTGGAACGGCTGCGTGATATGAGCGAGGCAGATGCTAAAGCAGAAGGCGCATCTCCGGCGATGTACAAAATTACGCCGCCGGAAGCTGTTTATCGCGTTGGTTTTGGTGATATCTGGCGCAGTATTTACGGGCAGGATAACTGGCTATCTAACCCGTGGGTATGGGTAATCGAGTTTAAGCGCATTCAGGAATAAACCGTGAGTATGCATCAAATCGTCAGTTTTTCAGGTGGACGAGCATCGGCCTGTCTCGTTCATCTGTTCGAAGAGGTAGTGGCATGACAATCGTAAAAACCCATACCGGCACCGTGATCACCAAAGACGGTCCGCAGGTAAAAAAACTGCACCAAACAGAGCGGATGTGGGTCGTCGGCAAAAATGAGTTTTACCACAAAGATACCGGACGCCGCCACTTTGCAGAAAATACGCGCCGTCGACTGCTGTTAGACACCATCAAGCCTATCGAGGTGAAGCATGTTTAAACAGAACGAAAAAGCTATCGCTCAAATTGCTGATTATATCCCGCGTGCGTGCCGGGGTATGCAGTTGCAGGAAGCCAAAGCGCGCCTGGAGAAAAAAATTGCGCTCTATATTGATGACGGCTGTGATGCTGCCGTTCTTAACGCGGCGTTCGCACCAGCTCTTAACAGTCATACTCGGGAGTCTTTTTTTTCGTGCATCGAAGCGCAACTCCGCAAAGGAGGCAACCAGTGAGCCAGATTGATTATCAAAAGCTTCGTGAAATCGCTGAAAAAACAAAAATTGCCGGTGAAGCACCTGTAATGCCTTTCGATCAGCGAATTAATGCGCTTAACGATTTTATGAAGCACTTTTCGCCAGATATCGCGCTGGCATTGTTGGATGAACGGGAAAGAAACCAGCAATACATCAAAAGCCGCGACCAGGAGAACGAGGAAATTGCGCTTACGGTTGGGAGGCTGCGCGTTGAGCTGGAAGGCAAAGACAGCAAAATAGCCAATCTTACCGCCGAACGCGATGCTCTTCGTGAAGGTGAGATGGGCGACGCTAGGCATAGCAACACACGGGCCGCAGCTGATATCTACTTCCAACTGGTCGAGGAATGCGAAATTCCTGCTGGCGGATCTCTGGTCGAGTACGTTGACGATATGCGCGAGAAGCTGGAAGCCGCAGAGAAGCGCATTGCAGAACTGGAAGCACGGGAAATAAAACCAGCCAAAGGCGAAGTTCTTGTCGTTGTCTCTGGTTTTACTGGTTGCGGGAAAAGCGCCATTGCCGGGGAAATAGAAATTGCGATGAAAGCTATTGGTGTGCCGGTTCAATGGACTAATGGCGATGCAGAAAAGCATATGACCGGCGCTGACTGGCTGACAGCGATTGAGATGTACAAACCAACTGTGCGCATCGTGGAAGTTAATGTGCCACGCGCCGCTGGCATTCGCATCAAAGGAGAGTGATATGGCAACCAACAACCGTAAAGCAAAGATTCTGTTAGTTCGTAGAAACGCTCCTGGCGTCTGGCAGTGGGTGAGACTCAGCAACCGACGGATGGGGTTGATGAAATATTACGGGATGATGGATTGTGGTTTTTGCAAAAAGCCCAGCGCGGCGCAAAACCGCTGGAAAAACCATTTGCGCACTAAAGGAGAGTGATATGGCTATTGCCGCAAGTTACACCATGCATCTCTATTGTGACTGCCGCCAGTGTACGGAAGGTGTATATCCAGTGCCAGACTTCGGTGAGTATATCGGTACGTCATGGTCTGGTTGTGCAAAAGAGGCGCGCAAGGATGGCTGGCGCATAAGCAAAGACAAAACGCGTGCTTTTGCGCCCGGGCATAAAGTTTTGAGGATTAACAAATGACCACTATTACCAAAGAGCGACTGCTGGCAATCAAGCAGTGGCGCGAAACATACGGACCTGGTAGCAACGTTGTACTGCCAGCAGAAGAAGCGGAAGAACTGGCACGAATTGCGCTGGCATCGCTGGAAGCTGAACCTGTTCTGTATCAGTCCTGCACTCGCCCCACTTGGAATAGCGGTGTTCCGTGGACGGAATGGAAAGAACGTAGTCGTGAGGGCTACGAAAACGATTTGCGCTTTACAGACACGCCTGACCATGCCGGTTGGATAAACAAATGCCGAAAACTATATACCACTCCGCCAGTTCCGGTAATGCAGGCTGATGTCGCGCAAGCAATTGAAAACCTCAAGCAGAAGTTAGTGGAATGCAATCGCTATAACTACTGCGCAGATGCCGTTAAAGGTGTTGAGGATGCCAGCCGCGTCTTGGCACTCCAAAATCAAAATATGTCAGCGCCGATAACGCCGGAGGCTATTGAAAACGCAATTGAATACATCCGCAGTATCGCTTTTCACATCAATGAAGACGATTACCACGGCAAACATATTGCGTATTTCATGCGACAAGCATTGGCCTGGCTGGAAGGGCATTCATGCAGCAACGATAGACTGGGTAAAGCCGATAATCAACCAGTACGCGGCAACCAGGCTGCCGAATCCAATCGCGGTAATGAGTGGACCGGCAATCCTGATATTGATAACGCTATCATCATGCTCGATCGCATAGATACTCTGGAAAATTGCGATGATGACCGTATTGAGGCTGTTAAGGCCGTTTTGCGTAGACTGGCTGGCAACTATCCGGATATTCCGGATAGTTCGGTGCCAGCGCCAGGAAAGGGCGTCACCGGTGAACGTATCCGAATTAAGCCGCATGTTTATCGCGAACTGGTTAACCGTCTCCACGATACAGCGATCAAGTGTGCTGGCACCCAGCAATTACGAGAAAGAATTAGCCGTGTTTTAGGCGACGTTATTACGCCAGATCATCATAAACAAGCCGAGAAAAGTGGCTTGGAAAGGTGTCACCTTGAGGCGGCATTAAACATTAAGCCGGGGCATACACTTGGCATTATTGATGCACTATTGGTTCATAAGATGGCCAGGGCTTTATTGCCGCTGGTGGCTGAAAAGCATGAGGTGGACCATGCCAACGAAAGCTGAATTACAGGTGCGCGTAGATGAGCTTGAAAAAGAGAACGCGAGCCTCAAAAAAATGCTGTCGCGGGCGGAAAGGGAATTATCAGGCAAATTATTGCCAGAAGAACTGCCACCAGCAGATATACCTGATCGAGTGTCCTGGTGGATGAAGTATTTCCGTGCACCGTGGGAGGCGTTTTGGTGCTACCACCATCGCAGATGGTGTGATGAACTTGATAGCAGTTTTCCCTACTTTGCGGAAGGGAACACCTGCCCTCAATGCAGGGGATAGCATTTGACGAAATCGATCACCCTATCCTGAACTTCAGAAAGAAGGTCTTTTTCACGCGCCAGGAACGTCAGGATATTGACGTTCTGGCCTTACCAGATGCCGGAGCTTCCCATTAAGCAGAATGGCCTCAGAAAACACTTTTACGCTGTGCTTTATCCCCTCTGTTTCACTTTTCAGCGTCAAAATAAAGCGCAATTGCTTATTAGCCTGATTCAGATTCAATACACGAATTTGCAGTTCGTCTATGCTGTTTCGCAATGGGATTGATGCCACCACACTGGTGCAGTCTCTGATTGTCTGAATTGAACGGCTAACATTGAGAACGTTGTTGTGCATGTGCCCGATCCACTAACTCCTGGAGGTTTCTTGTGTCAGATCGAAATATAGCAGCTAAAAGCCAGGAAGAGCGAGACAAGGTGAACGTAGACCTTGCCGCCAGCGGTGTTGCTTACAAACCCCGCTTTCACAAACTATGCCTTTTCAATGTATACTGTATGAATAAACAGTATCATTGAGGTAAAACGCTATGGGCTTCCCTTCTCCTGCGGCGGATTATGTTGAAAGCCGAATTTCTCTTGATCAACAACTAATCAGGCATCCATCAGCAACCTACTTCATGCGGGCAGCTGATAGCCATCACCGTGAGGGAATATTGCAGGGTGCTTTGCTGGTGGTTGATTCTTCGCTTACTCCAGTTGATGGTTCGCTGCTTGTGTGCGCTATGGAGGGTGAATATCGCATAAAGAGATACAGGAAGTATCCGCGCCAGCACCTGGAGGATTTAAGCACCGGGAAGAAAGAGGCGTTACCAGTAGATGACGATGGATACACGGGCAGTAATGCTGTTTTTGGTGTGATCACCCACATTATCAATGACGCCAGGGGCGGTGAATTTGATGATAGTCCTGCTATATGATTTGTTTTCAGAGAAACCATAGAGAGGCATGACTGGATCTATATCGCCCTGGCCATTTAAATGATTCCTCCCATTAGACGCGGTTACTCACTTGAAGATAAGATGAGGTTATAATTCTCTTTTTAGGTACGCGAATGAGTTCGTCTGCTTTTGTCACTGTTGTCACTGGAGTAAGCGTTTTTGTCCTAGGTCGACTCATCATCAAGGGGGTTGAGTCTTACATTTCATTCAAGGAACAGTTGGGGGAAATATCGCATCTGTTATTGTCTAACCAAGCAAAGCTATCGAATCCCCGCTCTGACTTAAAACAAGAAATCATCCATGATTTGAAAGATGCGGCAGCACAGTTACGGGTGAAGTACGAACTATTACCTTTCTATATCAAAATGTTACACATCGGTTTTCGCCTTGTTCCATCAGAAACTGAAATTCGTAAAGCGGCGCAAGAATTGAATCTGATAGCCTCGATACATGACGGTAAAACCGGAGAGCTGCCATATGAGCACATAGCCAAGATTGGATTACTGCTCAGAATTCCAACCACTTATTCTGCTTAATCCCAGCAATTGCAAGACTGCATCTCGAGGATTTAAGGCACCAAGAAGTGGTATTCAGCATCATTAAAACCTATAATTGCGTACACATAACGAGCACACGAGGTGTTTATGCAATCCATTAACTTCCGTACCGCGCGCGGCAACCTTTCTGAAGTGCTCAACAATGTTGAAGCCGGGGAAGAGGTTGAAATCACCCGCAGAGGCCGTGAGCCAGCAGTAATTGTTAGCAAGGCTACTTTTGAAGCCTACAAAAAAGCGGCGCTGGATGCCGAATTTGCATCCCTGTTTGACACCCTGGACTCCACCAACAAGGAACTGGTTAACCGATAATGAGGCATATATCACCGGAAGAACTTATTGCGCTTCATGATGCGAATATAAGCCGCTACGGTGGCCTGCCGGGAATGTCAGATCCGGGTAGGGCAGAGGCCATTATCGGGAGAGTTCAGGCCAGAGTTGCCTACGAAGAGATCAGCGACCTTTTCGAAGTCTCCGCCACCTACCTGGTGGCTACAGCGAGAGGGCATATATTCAATGATGCCAATAAGCGTACCGCGCTAAACAGTGCGCTGCTATTTCTACGCCGTAACGGGGTGCAGGTATTTGATTCACCTGAACTGGCAGACCTTACTGTAGGCGCTGCGACTGGCGAGATATCTGTATCTTCTGTCGCCGACACGTTACGTAGATTGTATGGTTCTGCGGAGTAGATTAATGGCACGTAAATACAACAAGTTGTCCCGTGAAGCGTTAAAGATGCTTCTTGATGGCGTGAGTCGCCGCGAGGTAAAGCAATACCTGGTTGGTAAGCAAATTGGTGCCAGGACCGCTATTGCTGTGTTATGCCGTCAGGAAATGGTTGTGCTTAAACAGAGAATGCTTGGTAGCAGACAAAGTGCTTCCAGTATTTGAAAAGAAGCCCGCCATACCAAGCGGGCTTTTTGTTATTTCACCTCTTCTGCCGCTGTATCATTGGACTGTTCTTCTTTGGCCCGTTCTGCAATCGCCGCACGGCATTTCGCCCTGGCTGTAGCGATTGCTTCTGCTCGCACATCGTCTGGAATCGTTGACGTGATATACATATCCAGTTCTTCGGCACGGAATACTGTTTGGTCCAGATATTCGCGTAGCATCCAAGTAAATTCGAAATCACACGCGATAATCTCTGCGCTACCTTCTGCACCATTTGGGAAATGAATAAATGCCTGTTTAGCCAAACCGATAACACGACATGCGGTTGCCAAAACAGCGACAACCAGGTTTACATTTTCACACGCTACGGGCTGATTAACGCCGGAGATTACTCCATTTAACTGTCGGTTATATGGAAGGTAGTTTGAGATGCGTTCTACGCGCCATGTGCCAGTCAGGCTGCCATTCTTAAAGATAATTGGTGTAACGGATAGCCCAAGCTCGCGTATAAGTCGTTGCGCTATAGCAGGATCATTAAACATGTCTAATGCTACACATTCGAAAGACTGTGCAAGGGTAAACAGTTCTTCCAGAGAGTAGTCTTTGCCCCTGGCGGTGATGTAACGATGAACGCCGCTTTCTGCATCGCTCCATATAGCTACGCCATGCTCTTCATTCAGCTCTTCATTAAAGCCGAGATACGTCATGATAGTACGTTCAATCGTGTCAAACGGCAGTGACATGTCGGCGTTAACAGCCACCAGCAGGCCATTACGCAAGCGGTATTGAATTGCTTTAGTATTTTCCACGTTAAATCACTCCACTACAAACCAGTCACATGCCAGTAAGTCGCCTACAGAAGGAACCCACGGAACAACTACACCTTGTGCATTTTTTAAGGCGAAATAAGCACCATACGGAACGAGGTCGCCGGGGAAATATCCCTTAATGGCTTCCATTCGTGCCGGGTACTGTCCTTCAGGAACCAGCCAGCAGAATTGGTTTTCGCCGTTCCACCCGCGTCGAGCAACTTTCTTGCCATCCTTCAGCCACATCAGCGCGTCAGAAAAGTCGGCTGCTTCAAGGTCGATTTCTTCTTGCTGGGTGGTGATGCCACCAGCAGAAATAGTTACGCTCCCGGTAAGACTAATCATCACGCCGTTGTCATCCGTAATGATGACCGTGGTTCCATTTTTGGAGGCGTCGTTAACCAGGCCATAGCGTTCCTCAAATGGTTTCTCCGGGGCATAGAACAGATAACCGTTTTCATAAACGATCAGATACCCGCCAGTTTTTGGTCGGTGTTTTTGTAAAAACATTGCGTCAACACAAACTGTTGCCCCTTTTGGTTCAACGAGTTCGATGCAGCCCCAAAGTGGGGCATCAGTTACTCCGAAAATAACAACATTTTTGATTTTCGATGCACTAACGTTTTTGTGAGCTTTGTATTTGGGAAGGAACTTAAAAAGCTCTTTCGTTGCCATGTTATTCATAGTCTTTTCTCTGCTTATAACTTTTCGTACTGAAGCGGTGAACGCTTAATTTCAAAGTGGCCTTCCGATGTGCTACCAAAGCCACCAGCACCACGTTCCGTTTCGTTGAGTTCCTCAACCTCGACTAGTGAGACTTGTTCAACTCGTTCAAAAATTCCTTGCATGACAGCCATTCCAGGCTTGAGACAAACGCCTTCCCCGCCGGGATCAGTAATCAGTTTTGCCATGATTTCGCCGCGATAATCGGAGTCGATAATTCCTACGCAGTTAGCCAGGCGAGTATGTTTTTTGCAGCCCAATCCGGATCGCGGATAGAGTTTCAGACACCAGCCGGGCGGGATCTCCATAGCCAGTCCGGTATACACCCACCAGCTTGAGGAAATTGCACCATTGCTATCGACGCATGGTTTTATTTCAACAGCCTCAAAATCCATCGCCGCCGATCCGGAGGTGGCATAAGCTGGAAGTTTTGCTGCCGGATGTAGGCGTTTCACTTTTACGTAAATCATTGTTTTTTAGCTCTCTGCGTGAAGGTGTAAACCCGACGTTTGATATGTGGAACGGTAGGAACAGGAAGACAGGAACTTTCAATAACTCCTTGCTCCTCCAGCGATCGCACCGCCCGCAAGAACTGCGACGTGTCGCCGCCAAACTGGCGGGCATAGGTGCTGCCGTTATGAAGTATTTGAGCTATTACCCGAGCTTTTGTCTGGCTGTCACGATATGCGAATAGCCGCACGGCCTCTTCTGGCGCAATCGCTAACTGATAGCCTTTCCCGGCACGGTGTCGAATGAATCCATGCGCCAGTAGGTTTTTGAGTTCGTTACGAGTGCGAACAGATCCGTAATCCAGGAAGTGTGGATTGATAACGACTGGCTTAAACCATTCCGTAGGTGCTTTAGCTAATAGAGCTAACAGCTTCCCGGATAATTCTGGATAGGAAGACGGGTAACAATTCAGAGATGTGTAATAAGTTTTCACCGACGCCCCCTTGCAGGATAGCGACCTGCATTAGTATCCGGTGCAATAAAGCCGGTAGTGGGGCGAGTGAAAGCGAGATTAATCTTCTCGACCATAGTGCGATAATTTTCCTGATAGTGGGCCAGGAGTTTTTCGGCGGCAATGATGGTTACTTTCCGGACGTAGCTTTCTGCTTCCTCCAGATTTCGCCAGTTTTTTTCGAGGGTAAACACAGGGACGGCCTCAAGCCCGGTCATGATGCCGAACACAACGACAGCATGACTGTTCTTAACACCAGCGGCGAAGGTTACGGTGTAACCATCCACCTTAAAGCGTCTTGATTCCGTGATTTGACTCTGCAAAGCACCCTCCGAAATAGGCGAGGGTACTTTACAGCAAAGATAACAATCTAAAAAGATGTGTTAGAAATTTAATTTATGAATCCATCAGGCGGCTATTAGCCCCCACAGACACGCCGCCACGGCGCAGATACCGCATAAGTGTTTCCGGTTTCTTCCAGGTTCCTTCCTGCATGATCTCCACCATAGACACCTGCTTTTCTGCCATATCGATAGCAGCCCCGACACGAGCACTATGCCCGGTCCACGTCCGGTATCTCCCCTTGTTTGGAGTGGCATCTCTTTTATTCAGCAACACCCAGGCGTCACTAAATATTTTCTCCATTGCAGGTGCAGTAAGGGGCGTTGTCGTAATCCTGGCCTTATTGCTACGGTGTATCGGCGGGAACAGCACCGCGTCAGGATGTTCACGAAGCCCGGAAACATCCAGCCAGTCATTCAGCACAGCAGTAGTGCGACGGGAAAGCACCTTATCAAGCCCGGCGGCGGTCGTTATTGTCTTCGTGTGTGAAATATGTAGCGTGACAGTGTCACCTGTTTGGTCCAGATCTCCTACACGAATACGCGAGATTTCAGACATGCGCATCAGCGTATTGTATGCAACAAAGAGAAAAGCCCGGTTGCGCAGGTCCACCAGCCGTTCTGACCTGGACAACAGGACGTCGAGCAGTTTCAGATCGTCCCACCGCAGCGGTATAGCCTGGCCTGTTCGTTCGCCTTTTTCCGTTGCCGCTTCACGCCGGATGCGCCGCATAGCCAGAGAAACACTTTTATCATCCGAAAGTGGCGGAAGGCCACAATGCGAAAGCAGCATGTTCAGCATGGCGTAGTGCTTATCAATGGTGGTCGAAGCCAGATCAGCATCATGCAGCTGAAGAAAATACTCGCGGGCCATCTCTGGAGAGATCGGGAACCAGGCGAGCTGGCGAGCGTGACACCATCTCGCCCAGGAGTGAAACACTAACCGGAGATCGCGCAAAGTATTAGGCGCGTAAGCCCCCTGGTCATTCATGAACCGCATAAAGTTTTCTGCGGCCTCCTGGTACTCTTTGCCAATGTTGCGCAGAAAACCACTGGAGCTGCCAGAGATAATTAATTCACTCATGAAACTATTTAACCTCTATATACAGATGACGCTACGCGAAAAATATAAAAATGACAGGGTAGCTATAAGTTAATTTTCAAGATTCAAACCTTTGATTCGAGGCACGTATTTTCAGTGATGTCAACACTGATCATCCACCCATGATTATAGCTTAACTTTAAATAATGCCAATTATTTAAAGTTATAAAATGCCGATTTTTTTAAATCCATCATAGATTGATGATGACCAGTAACACGTTGCCTTCATGGTCTTTAATTTGCGAAGTGTGGTTTCTACGGTTGGTTTTCTAAAATTGATGACAAAAAATCACAGTTCGATCCTTTACTCACTCTGTTATTCGACATAAATTTGTCATAGTAATTTTATGTTAGAAAACTAAATCGAGTAGGAATAATGAGTAAGAAGTCGATCGAGAAAGAGTACAAACGGTTCCTGCAAACCGCTGAACGGTGGAAAGAGCTGGTGGTCGCAAACTCTGTTTTCCATGATACCAGTTATGCTGGCGAGGAATTCCGCCATGTTGCATTAACGCATGACCAAAACATATTAGAAGAAGCTGAAAAATGTCTTGCTGAATGGAAAGCCTTCGTTGACATGTGCCGCGATGCCGACGGCAAAGCGTCGAACATTGTTGAGTCTGTATATTCTCCGATCCCATTCATCATTGAGGACACCAATCAAAGCACGCATGTCGTTGTGCAAAGCGCTACAACAACACGTACATTTACACGTGAACAATTGCTAAAAAAATACGACAAAATCATAAAGAAAAGCCTGAAAAATAGGGTTTTTTCTCAAATCGTAGGTGCTCTTGAAGAAGAACAGCGCTTCTTTGAAGCTGAGCCTGAAGGCGAGATCTACCGGGCGCGTAAAGAGGCATATACAGATGTTGTGCTGACAACAAACATCGAAGGCAGCAATGCCCTTTCTCGCTTTAGAGTTGGCGCACATGGCGCATTGGTTTTCGCAAGACTACCGAAGACAACGATCCCCGTTGTCAATAATGTTGGTGAACGCCGGAGCATTACAATTTATTCTGGCGTCGAATCGGTACCTTGCAGCCTTCTCGGCGATTTTAACTTATATCGTGTTCGTGACCTGGAAAAACACCAGCCAAGCTACGTTGCGAAGTCGTACATCTTAAGGAACATCGATATTCGCAATGAAAGCCTTAAGCAGAAATCCGCTAAGATGCTGGAGGATGCCGATCCGGCTATTCGCCATATCATTGAACGTAAGATACGTACATCACGTGAAGCAATGGCAAGGCTGGATAAAATGGATCTGGAATTGTTAGACGTAATGATGGCCTCTGGAGACGACCTGACCGGCATTAAACTGAATGAAGCTCGTAAAAAATACGGCAAAGCAATCGAAGAACGTTACGGATACACATTCCCCCAAACGCAGTACGCCGCGAAGCTCTGGTAATCACAACCGGCCCCGCATCGCGGGGCTTTATATATCCAGATCCGGCATTTCGATATCCGCCAGAACCTGATCTCGGAAAGTTGCCATTTCGGCACCAATATCTTCATTAGCAGGCACATAGTCCACCAGCATAGTGAAGCAGTAGGTATCCCATCGGTCAGGCGATTTGATGTTTAGCTTTTGCCGCATGTGCTCTTTGCGCATCATCGCCATTTTCCCTTCTTCATTCAGTAAAAAGGGGATTTTTGACGCTTGCTCTGCCGTTTTAGGGTCACTGTCTATCCGCATACGCCCTGACTTTATGGCATCTCGCGCCATAATATTTGCGTAGGCACGCTGATTAACAAATCGCTCCCTGTCTTTGTTCGCAAACATGGGTTTTCCCCACCGAATACGTACCGGGTTCGCACCACGACGCACCAACTGCGCACACGTATCAGAACCAAAACCATCAGCATCAACCGCGATTGTTATATTCGGGTATTTTTCCGGCGTACATTCGTTATATATGAAGTCAGCAAAGGCCAATGGGTCCATAGTGCCAGGCATCTCCATTACCTTAAAGTTAACAACGCGCCGCTTATCCCTGTGACCAGATACTTTGCAGATGTTGAGGACCGACTTATCTCGCCCATTACCAACGTCAGCCGTTGCCACCCATCCCCAGTTTTTCTCCAACAACACCTTGCGGCGAGCAGCGCGATCGCATTCATCACGACCAAGCAAATAGCCGTTAATTTCTCGTGGGAACTGACCAAGCACCTTGACCATGTACTCAATAGAATCGCGCCCGCCATATTCCAGAAGCTTCTGCTTGATGAATTGTGGTGTGACGAACGGTGATTCTTCCGAGTTAAGAACAATTGCTGTCCAGATCCCTTTCGGGTTGTCTGGGGTTTTTGCTTGAGAATGGTGCGAATCGTAGAAATAACCACTTGGCCTTGTTGGCTGGGATAGCATCAACATCCGGTTATCTTCTTCAGTAAGAGCACCGGTCATTACGCCGATCGCCTTATCAGATATACCAGATGCTTCGTCCAGAATTAGAAGCAAATGTGCCGCGTGTTCCCCCGCCAGCGCTTCTTCGTTGCCGAGTCGATAACCTTTGCAGAGAACTTCCCAAATCCCCTTACGGGAGCGCTCATAAAACATGGTGTCAGAGAGGACAAAATAGGTCTGCAACCACCCATGACGCTTAACTGCATTCGCCCAATACTGTTTAACGTATTTGAATACGCCTGTTTTTACCTGGCCTATCTTGTTAGCAACAATGATGACACGGGCATCGGGGAACAGGATCATAAAAATCAACAGCAACATCGCGGTAAGGGACGACTTCCCCGTTCCGTGTCCGGACGTGACGGTCGTCCTACTCCCCGTTTCCTGCACTGACTGAATGATCTGCTGCTGCTGGTGGGAGGGGAACATCCCAAAAATATCGACAACAGCCTGGGTAAAGTTGTAGCGGTATTTGATTACCATATCGCGCCAGCGTGGATCGCTGGTGACGCATTTAATCTTGCGCCCGCCAGCCATTAATCATCCTCCGGCGGTTCTATCGCGATATCATCATCTCCGGCGTCATACCCTGCATCAGATGCATCATAATCACCGTAAATTTCAGCCGTTGCCGAAGGGTCAATATTCAGCTCTTCGTCGTTGGCCTCGAATTCTCCAGCTTTACGCTCGCCATTGCGGTCGTAATCTCCGCACCCCAATTCTTCAACAATGGTTGCCACATCCGCCCGGCGCTCTGCCAGCCATTGCGGATGGTTAGCCTGAAGCGTTGCAAACTCCCTTGCCTCTTTGTCCAGCTGTTCATCATCAACATCATTGACGTCAGAAACAGGTGGTTCGAGAAGAGTGATAGCTTTCGCCGCGCGCGCCGCGAGGATAGCCGGGACGCTGACCCCCTGGCGCTCGATGTATTCAGCAACACCGATATCATCCAGTTCCTCGCGCTCACGCATACGTATAGCGGCGGCGATAACTCTGGCAGCGCGTGCGTCAGCGCCAATGCGATATTCAATCTCTTTGCCACGCTGTTCGGCCTGTAGGCGTGCTAATTCGAGTTTTTCTCTGGCCTCAGCCTCTTTGAATGCTTGCTGGCGAGCGCTCTGACGAAGCTTTTCATCCCCCTGTCGCAGCTTTTGTTCGGACTGATATATAGCTGCCAACCTACTGATAAAATCATTCATGTAGTAGGCCGCGTCACTGATTAGACCGAGAAGGCGCTGCCCAGGGTGCATTCCTTCTGGCTCTTTATCGCCCAAGGCGTCTATTTCCGCCTGTAGACGTTCGGCCTCCTGATCAACAATGCTTTGATACTGAAGTGCGCGCTCTTGCGCCATTTGAATTGCTAACCGCAGGTGTTCTTCTGCGCCGTTCTTCATCATGTCGCGAGCCACATTCGTAGTGGGCAATGTGGCACGTTGCACAGCACCGCCAGGGATCATTGCTGAAGATCCCTCAATTTTTGGGGCGCTTTTATCTTCTTCGGGGATCATTTTCGCCATTTTTTCGCGCAATGATCTCCTGACAGATTCTTTTATCTCATTGTTATTATTTGCATTATTTTCATGATCCGAAGTTTTCTTTCTCGGCATACTTCGGAAAGAACCTGCGCCCTGCGAATTGTCAATTTCTGTAAATTTTGTTTTTTCTGCACCCTCTTCCAGCTTTTTTGTTGCTCTTCCCGCCCGTTTTTTTTCAGGTGATTTGGTGCTTTTTTTTGTTGTCTTTACCTGCGACCGCACCTCATTTTTTTTCATATTGAGATGCTTTCTGGCTGTATTGAAGCTAAGGCCATGCTCCTCACAGTATTCCTTTACAGTGATCCCTTTTTCTTCACGCAACGCTATAAAGCGGGCGCGGTGCTCCTCCCAATTAACCAGACTCATAAAGCAACACCACGCTTTTTAACGGCGGCATTCCACAGCTTATTCGCCATGTCCACCAGCTCTCGTTGCTCTTTTCGCGCCTGTTCGACTGATTTCCTGCTACAGTTTTTAACCAGTAAGCTACCGTATTCAGGCGTGCGCCCGCGCACCTTGAACTGATATCCGTTCAGACCATGTAGCCAGTATTTTCGTGGATACACACGATCATCCAGCTCACAGATTGCCCTGCTTGAACGAACAAAATGACGAATGATGTTAGTTACACTTACTCGTGAAACATGGAGATGAGGGTATTTTTCTTTGGCGAGAGTGGTAATTTCAGTGACTGTCAGATAGCAGTCAGCCCTGATCATGATATCCGCAATTTCTGCGCTGCTGATTTGTTCCATTAATCCCCCGGGCAGGAAATGACCGAGGGGATGATAATGAGAATGTTAAAACTGTATAGACTGGTAAAAAGATGATTATATTAGAAAATTAATATTAAATACCTAACGCTACCAGCGAGACAAACGAACAACATGTTTCACTTTTGCGATCCACTTTCCGCGATAACTATTGATTACGGCCTGTGCCAGCTTCAAATTGGCTTCAAAATCAGCCTTACTACCATCAGACTCCACCAGCATTCCTCCATCTATTTCTGGTAAACATAGATAATCCTGCTCAACCTGCAGCGGCATTGATGGCTCTCTGAATGGCGTTACTTGCTCTGCTTTCCAGCGAAATCTAACCCTCATCCCCCTGGTGGTCATTACTAGATAGCCTGTTATAGTGCTTTTATGGCCCACATCAGTACGCGTGGCATTGCATGACACGATCTTACAGTTAGCGATAGACCACTCCATATTGGTGGCCTGTTGAGTGCTTAATTTGGTAGTCCCGTACATCAGAAAGCCTCCCAGTCAGTCGCGATAATATCCACACCAGTTGCAAACCAGTCTGTCTGCGCCTGTAAATCCCCATTCATCATTACCAGGCGAGGCATCACCATCACATCGCACCCTTCCACAATATCGAATGCCTCTTCCGGCAAGAATTCGAAGAGCTTTTCTTTGCTGCCAATGCTGCCACGGAACATCGATATATAGCTCCCTTTAGGCCATGATGTCCGCCGGGCATCAAGCCCTTTCATCATCCAGTAAAAAGCCGAGGAAAAAGGGATATTCTTTTTGCCAATGATTACATTATTCGCTTCTGTGTACTTCAGGAACTTAACTAACCTTACCATTGACTCGGATAACGCAACGTATGGCTCATGATTGATTGCTGACACGCTTACACCGTGCAATCCAACGCTTACCACTGTCATATCGCCGCTCTGTGCGGTTTCGATATTGACGCCTTTGCGAACTAATGAGGCGTAAAGTTCCTCTCGCTTTTGGGTCCAGCGTTCCCGCTTCCCTATGAAGTCACTCAAAATGAGATCTTCTTCTGCATATGCGTTATCGTTCGCCATTAACATAACGTCTCCTTTTTTACACGCGCGACTATCCCCCGGAAGTGCCGGTAGTGATGTCGTAAATTCGTATTAATTAAGGGGTACAGCCTGAGCGGCTATATGATGAATTGAAAGGAGTTGTGGCGGTGGTGCCTCCACCTGCCAGGTTAGCCACTCCTGGCGACGTCACTTATCAGAACGTAGTGAATAAAAATGGCTTCGTCACGAGCGCATAGCCGCAATTACCACAACGGAAACGGCGCTCACGCTAATTAAACGCCTTTTCCTGTTGTGCGCCGTGCTCTTCCGGCTGTCACACCGAATCGCCAGGATGGTGAGTCCTCGGTCCGCCACTGTTATCGGGGCTTGCACATTCCGGCTACCTGGTCCGTTTGCCTGAGCAAGAGTCAAAGATACCCCTTTAACGTCACCAGACCGCTAACGACGCATGTGCCAGACGCCGTGTTACAACCAAATATGGTGGCCCCTACCGGACTTGAACCGGTGACCGTGCGATTATGAGTCGCCAGCTCTAACCACTGAGCTAAAGGGCCAGATTACTGTTAATTCCGCTTACGCTTTTTGCCAGGACCGCGTAAGGCTTTTGCTGCTTGCTCGACCCCATATGCAACCACCAGCAGAAATAAAAATGTCCACCAAGGGTTCTTGTCGGCAAACGTCCAAAATTCCATCATGTTATCTATTTGGTTATTTCACCGGAACAAACGGAACAGCGGTATTACTGGTCATATACTGCGGTAGCGTTCCGTTCCATTTGTTGATCGCTTCCAACTCCATAACGCCGGGGTTCTGGCGCAGAGCCTCACCGCGTAAACGAATGGCATCAGCTTCAGCCTGGGCTTTTGTGCGAATGGCATCGGCCTGTCCAGCAGCTTCTGCGCGCAGCATGTTGGCTTCTGCTTCGCGTTGCTTGACTTCCTGCTCGCGTTGCAGAGTTTTCTGGTTCGCCGTGACTTTGGCATTAATGCTGTCGATAACGGTTGGCGGGTACTCCGGCTTGCCCACATATGAGAGGCTCATTACCTGAATACCGATGGGCGTCATTTCTTCCTGAATGTCTTTAAGGGCTGCATCAAGCAATTCAGATTTGCCACCGTCGATAAATTTGTCGGTGGTCATTTTGCTGGCTAACCGGTTCAGAGCATCTGCAACCTTCTGGCGTAGATCGGTATCAGTAATATCATCTACACCTTTGCGATAGGTCTGAAATACCGTTGTGACTTTTGCTGGATCAACCTTGTAGGCTACGCCGATGTGGTAACCAATGGTTGTTCCGTCGCTCATCTGGAAGCTGAACGGCTCATCGTATGTCTTCATTTGCTTAAAGGTCGGGAAGATATAAACTTCAGTATTCAAGCCTGTCCAGTAGCGACCAACGCCAACTACTTCACCGATACCTTTATCATCCCCCAGCTTATTTACTTTGATCCCTACGTTACCTGGCTCTACCCGATCGCATCCGGTCAGACATAAAGAACCAAAAATAATCGCTGCACTAATCAACGTTTTTTTCATTAATCAATTTCCTGGTTTTTTCACGAAAAAAGACTACTGCAAAAGCCGGGTAAATGAGCGCGAGAAGGACTCCCAACAATACAAGTATTGTGCTGTCAGATGAGATCATATTTGGCAAAAGCCAAACATACAGAACCAGTGACACAATCAAACAGAGGACGACATAAATATATAACCGCACCCATAGCGTTCGACATTTGTTCGGATTGTTCTGCATCCTCTCACTCCATTATTTACCGAATAAAAAAGCTGCGGTGCCTGGTGCCTCCAGGTGACGTTAACCAGTTAACAATTAACGCCGGGATGTTTGACTTAACCACTAAGGAGGATTGTTTTAACTGTTCCGCGTGCGCTTAGCCGCATTCACCGCAATGGTAAGAGCACTTGGCTGGCTGGGCGGCGATGACGCCTGTACGCATTTGGTGATCCGGTTCTGCTTCCGGCATTCGCTTAATTAGCCAAATACTCTTAACGTTGCACTGGCGGAGAGTAATGGAATCGAACCATCATCGCTTGCGCAATGGGACGGTTTTCAAGACCGCTTGAGCACCATGCTCCCTACTCTCCAGTGATTGTGATGGTCGGTGCTGAACTCCGACACAGGGTTGTAGCAAGCCCCGCAAAGCGCGCACTACTGTAGTTGCGGCACATCAGCCTGTGCATTCACCACAATGTTGAGAACACTGGTTGTCACGCTGCAACGCAACATTTATTCATAGATTGGGATATGACCCCGTTACGCCAGTGTTCTCAACGTTGTGGTGCCGGTTACGGTTCCGGCCAGGCCTCTTCCTCAACGGGGTGTTCTCCATACGGACTACCGTTTATTGGTCGTTCCTGCGGTTTATGTTGTGAAGCCAGATGCTTATCTTCTGGTTGCTTCAAAGAGCTGCACTTCATCACAACGGTAAGAGCACTCGATGCATTTAAGCCAAGCCCCATAAGGGAGAATGCCCTTACCTGTTGTGTTGGTGCCGGTTAACGGACTCGAACCGCTGACATCCTGCTTACAAGGCAGGCGCTCTACCAACTGAGCTAAACCGGCAATTTGGTGGGGAGTGATGGAGTCGAACCACCCGAGTCGCAATGACAGTAGATTTACAGTCTACCCCGCTACCCCTACGGACTAACTCCCCTAAATTGGCGATGGTGGGTGGATTCGAACCACCGACCGACAGCTTAGAAGGCTGCTGCTCTATCCTACTGAGCTACACCATCACTTGCCGGGTACGTCTCCGGCGAGGGCTTCCACCTCCGTATGCTTTTCGGCGCACCGCGCCCTGGCTGCAATTCGGTAACAGGGGATGCACAACCCTGGCTTCCAGCGTGATTAGCGCCTTCAGCATGACGGGATATACCCGTAGTAGGATGTTATCCCAGAAAGCCATTAATCAATGGCTGTTACGCGGGAGGGACGTAACAGGTAAGGGCGCTGACCAGAAAGACCTGACCCTTCTCATTCATCTGGTTAATCACACCAGCGCCCTTGCCTGTTATGCCTCCCCGTTCCCTAATACACAGACGGGGACACTCTGCGGTCGATTTTTTGACGGGGGACGACTCATACCCCGTGGCGTCTGGCTTCTTAGGCCGCTACCATCATCAGATCATCGTTTGCATTTACTTTAATGGTCGGTTTCTAAACCGCCGCAAAGTCGCTAACCATGACGAAAACCCTAAAAAAGCCCACCCGAAGATGGGCAAATACGCTACATCTCACACAAGAAAGAAGCCGACTGCCTGAGCTGGATTCACTTTCAAATGCCCGCAGAAAGGGATCACAAGTCGGCTTCTTTCTTGATGCGGCACTCTCTCCGCCCGTCACCGCTCTGTCTCGGTTGTCGCGTTTGCCACGCCAGCCGTAACGAGGTTTAAAGTCTTTACACGTTTCCATCACTCGACTGCCGTCTGTGGCTGTTCGTTGCAGCGGGGGTGCCTCCCCCTGGGGATATCCCCGGCCTTACCCCATTCTTTCAAGACACAATGCAAGGCCACATCCGCATAGGTGCATTACCGCAACATTAAGGAGACTCAGGGCAAAAGGTAACCGCCACAAAAATCCCTATGCCTCCTTAATGTTGAAGATGTGCATTGATGATTAGATGCAGCATGTACCGTTACTCTCTGCCGGACCATCATCAATGAACACCTTAAAAAGACCTTCCGTGGCTCAACATGTATTGTCGTTTACTCCGCAAAGTGCTCTCTCTGAAACCACTTTCCGCACTAAACCTGCTGAACTTTGGCCTGCACGGTGCCAAAGCGTGCTCTTGCATTACCATACTTTTCTAACACTTTAATTTGTTAAATGCTGGTGGGCGAACAATAACCAATAAGTGACTATCAAGCCCAGCAAGCGAAACGTGGGTACTGCCCACCAGCAAGGAAAATTCTATGTTAAGTTATCTCCACAATCAATACATTCGAATTGTGATTTTAGATTTCTAACACATTATTTCCCATAAAGATCTTCTACACCCCCATTCTTCTTATCCCATTCGTTCGCCCATACCCGGCAAGCGTCAATGATTTCCTGACGACGATCTCCTTGCATGAACGGGATGCTTTCATGGAAACAGCTTGGAATGCAGGCCACACTGAATACAGTATCAAACTCCGTCTGCTTGATTGCCTCCAGCGTCTCCGGACGCATTTTTAATTCATCGATTGGCGCATCCTTAGAGTCCATAATCCGGCGATATAAGCGCGGAAAATCCGTCTCCAGGTACGCCATAATTTTATCTGCGAGACATTCGTCTATGTCGGTATTCCAGTCCTTTTCGAAGCCCGGCAGGCGATAGTAAAGCGGCGTTCCCCATACCGATGGGATCACATCCATCGTTAACAGGCGATTGGTTCTGATTTGTTGATGGTAATTAGCCGTCAACAGTGCTTCGCCACGCTGCCCTGTTTCCGCAACCAGGCCGTGCGGATACTCATGGATGTAGGCAATGGCATCCCTTCCATCATACATGAGTGGAAATGTCTCTGGTCTTTGTCCCATGCCACAAGCACGGTTCAGATCGTGACCAAGCTGTGAGCACTCTCGCTTTAATGTTTCGATAATGCTCTGCGCTGTAGCCAACTTTTTACGCAGTGTGACGCCTTCGCCTTGATAATCAATGCATTGCTGATTGAGCTTGGTTAAACGCTCTTTTAGTTCCCGGCGCTCTCTTTTCAGCGCGCGGTTATCCTTCTCCGCAACATCCAGCCGCTTTGTCAGGCTGGGCGGATAGTCTTTTTTGTAACGGTTCAAATCGGCTTCGGCAGATTTACGCAGTGTATTTGCCTGTTCAAGACGCGCTTCCAGATTGCCGATCTCATTACGCATATTCGCGGCAAATTGATTAACTGCATCACCCAGGCTTTCAACTGTCGCTGATACGCCTGTGACTTGTGAAAAACGGATCAAGCCATCATTAACGGCTTGTTGGTATTCCTCAAACTGATCCACCAGCTTATTGTAATCAACTGCCCCATCATCAAGCAGCTTGTTGATTTCCGCCACTAGGTTATCTGTAGTGGCAATGACACTCTCGTGCAGTCGCTTTGACAGGTCATCACCCGGATTCCGTTTCTGTATAAGAGCGATTTGTGTGCGCAGCGTTTCAATTGCTGTCGAGATAATTTCCAGATTAGAAGTATCAGTGTGTTGACTCATTGCTGTTCCCGTCACTTTGTTAAATTAGTTTTCTAACATATTTTATTAGTTTGATGGCGGTACCGGAAGATGCAATAAACAAAAAACCCGCTAATTGGCGGGTTTTTATGCAATTACTGTGTTGCAGCCTGATAAATAAGATACGCGATAAATACAGGTACGATGGCCCATTGCAGCAATGAAAGTAGCCTCATTACTGTTATTGGGGTAACTCCATCCACGTATTGTTTCTCTGACATTTTCCCTAACCAACTAACCGACAACAGTGCCGAGTTTTCACCCAATTCCAGCTCTCTGAGAGCTTCACGGATTAACGGCGCTGTCACAGCCTTAACCGGTGTGCTCAACGTGATACTCCGCGTCCTCCCCGCATCGTCAGCGAACGCCAGACTCACATAATATTTTTTGCTCAATGTACAAACTCCCAATCATCAGCGCTTGCACTTTCCGGGGTTATGTGAACCTTATCGCCAGTAACAATATTGCGAGCTTCAAAACTTCCATTGATACGTTTCGAGATCTCAATACATAGAGCCTGCTGCCATGAGCGACGACGAGCGATAGCATTAGTTCCTGCAGGGATAAGTTCTGCCACGTTAAGTAAACGCAAAACGATTTCTCCGTTTAATCAAGACAAACATACTCCGTGATAGCTTTTATGGCTTCAGCGGCACTGCGCGCCTCAAAGCAGTAGTAACCGGCTTCAGTGAGGCGGGTCATCCAGACGAGTTGTTCGGGAGTCAGGCGATTTCTCCCATGTTTCATCTCAATGCGCATTCCGTGGTATCCCCCACAAGCAAGGTCTATAGAAAGATCGGGATATCCCTTCTTTTGGCCCTCTGCCACCATTTTTATTGCCGTCCTTATGCCTCGCAGGCCACCGTTTGGAGTGGCGTGAGTATGCTCATACACATAACGCATATTGCGATACAACCAGTCCAGGACGCGAACCTGCTCGTAATGCTCATGGTTCCTTTTGATTAGATCTGGGTTTTTCTCCAGTTCTCTAAGAGCTGCGGCATGTGGGGATGTTTCAGAATATTCACTGCGACGCCTTCTCTTTCGCGCTATTTTCTAACACACCCATTGATAGTAAATATGCGAAATAATAACAACAACGTTAGATTTGTAAAACAAGAGAGATACTACTCAAGGATGGTCTATATGCAACAGGTCGGATTTGCTTTTAGAGTAAAGAGTGACCTTAATCAACAAGGAGGGTAAATCGCATGGCATTTACCCAACCTGTTATTTTTAAAGGGTTATTTTATCCTGTTCGGATAATTCTTTGATTGTCTTGTCGATTGCGATCAACCAACCTTCATAGGTTAAATCATCAACAAGTTCTACCAACTTATCATCGGTGTGAGGAAAGTATATCCAGCTCCAGTTCGCAGGGTTTTCTGCTTTTCGCAGCGTAAAAACCTTCTTGTATCGGTGGAACTCAAGGATATACCCCTTCGATATGGAATATTCCTTTAGGTCTTCGACCGTAAACCTACGATTCTTTCGCATGGCTACCCCATGATTCGATATTTCTCTATAGACTCGTCGTAACTTATGTACACGTATGGCTCTGTATCATCAGCATAAGGTGCGACTTCCAGAGCATGAACGGGATTGTATACCGCGTCATTTCCCAGGCGATCGCTCGAATACAGATGCCCAGCCAAAACCGTAAGCGCCGGGCGACTCATTTTGTAGATCTCTGCCACATCACTATCTACAACTTGTCCAAATGATATGTCGCCGCGCTCCAGCAATAACGTTTTAAGCGCAGGCCACCACGGCCCATAAAGGTGATAAAGCTGTGGATTTTTCTTCAGTCTTTCTACCATGCCATCAAGATAAACTGTCAGGTATTCTTCTTCACTCCTGCCATTGAGCGCCTGCGGCAAAATGTCCTCAAGGTAGGATTCCGTCGGTTTTACAGTGTCAATTAATGTCGTCATTCAAATTCGGCCCCGGTTGGGGCCGCTCCTTATCTGTTAGGCCGCATCGGCGATTATTTTACGCAGTTCATCTACCGAGTAACGCGTAGATACCATCCATGCAGGACGGTCAAAGTTCACATCAGCAACCGGGTTTGCTTCAAAATTCCAGAAACGCCCGCCAATCTTCTTAATCGCGTCTTTGGCGTTCCGTATTGTCGAGGAACCTGGTTGGTCGGCAATGAGATAAACCGCGCCAACGTCCTCGCTGACGCTCCACCAGCGCCCGCGAACACGCGCCTTAGCGCGAATCGGCTTATCATTAACCACAATGATATAGTCATCATTCGCCGCTTCATCAGCTCTGGCTTCAGCCACTGCCGCCTGCTCTTCTCTTTTGCTTTCAGCCTGCTCAAGCCTTTCCGCGATCTCTGATTCAGTGGCCCCGCCGTTTTTCAGCGATACATAGTCCTGCCACGTTGCCGATTTGAGCGTATCCGGCAACTCATTCACATAGTCGCCGTCTTTCAACTCACGGGCGCGGCGGGTAGCCATTTCTACCAGGCGATTAACAGAAACAGCATCAGCAAAATCGTCCTTACTAATGTATTTTTCATCAAATGCATTGATGACAGCCCCCACCTTAATCCACTGTGCTGCCGGTGATTCCAGGGGGTTATCAGCCTGAACAATGGCGAGTTTCGCTCCATCTACCCCATTATTCGCCAGCTGTTCCAATGCCGCCCATCCATCTGCATCACTGAGTGATTTATATTGCTCAAACAATGCATCGCGCCAGGCCACCAGCGCAGAACGTGTTTTTTCGATCTTCGTCTTAATTTTCGCTATCTTGACCTGATTAAACATCCGTTCAATATCATCGATATTGCTAAAGGCTTTCATCCTGCCCTGGAATAAACGGTATGCCAGCACGGTCCTCCAGAATGATTCCAGACCTTCTCCGGACGGTTTGCGGAACAAGCTAAGAATATCTTCAGAAGTGACTTTATTAAGCGAGCGACCTGACAGACCACGCCCAGCCATCCAGTTTTCGAACTCCTGGGCAACATCATCCATCGTTGCTTGTGCGCCCCATGCCTGCATTCCCTGGATGTAATCATACCCATACAATGCCTGGAGGAATCCCTCTCCGTCCACGATATTCAGCGGATTATCACTGGCTTGTATTTTTGCCACTTCACGCTTCAGCGCCTCATTGTTGATATCAGGGTAAATCCACTGCTCTGGTGCAATATCCGATGTACGCCCGATTTTCTGTCCTATCATGCCATCATAGGTCGATGACAGCGCGATCTGACCATCATCGGTGCGATAGGCCCAGTATTTAATACCTGGTTCACCGCCCCATGCTCTACCAGGCTGGCCTGTAGTGACCTTCATTACTCCGTTACGAATAGCATCATAGAACTGATCGCGAGTAAGTGACGTTGATAGCTGGTGGCACTGAACACCACGCGCAGCCGTTGCGCGCGATTCAGCTACCCCCTCTTCAAAAGTTACCGCTTCAATCACAGAGTCAAACGGCAATGTAACGATTGACCCCGGTGATCGAGCGTAACGACTTGCTCTATCCAGCCAGGCGATACGGCAGATGTATTGTGCTTTTTCACCGTCAATTTTTTCCACCCGGACAATCGCTGTTGTTTCGCGATCATCAATGACTGCACGGTAATAACTACCTTTATGCAACAGGATATTCTTGTCAGTGCGCATATATTCCTGTGGGTTCTGAATAACATCGATACTGATATCCAGCACACCAGACTTAATAGCGCGCTCCACATCACCACGAGAGCGTTTCATTATGGTATCCGCGTCTTTTGCCCTGGTGATCGCAAACTTCAGCACCCGCGCACGTTTTCTGTAGCTACTCAACTGCTCAAGCGCGTATTTTTGCCCATTCCTGTTCGTACCCGCTTTTATCAGGTCGTCAAGATTGCGCTGGTAATACTCTATCTGTTCCATCGCGCTTTTCAGTTCTGTCTCCATCATGCCGATATCTTTTCCGGCGGCGTTTGCCGCTTTCAGGTAGATATCGAGAGCATTGTTGGCCTCGCGCTGTGCTTTCAGTTTCAGACGTTCTTCACGCTCTTGCGCCTGGCGAGCCATGATTGCGCGGCGTTCTTCCGGGTTTGCCGCCAGCATAATGGCGCGTTCATCAGCATCATCCGCATCACCATTGGCGATCTCTGACATGTCGGAGGTCATCACCATCTTGATCCAGTCTTTCTTACGTTTCAGCGTATCCAGACGGAAGTCGTCGAATGTGCCTTTGCCACAATAGTAGTGAACATTGACCTTCTCTTGCGGTGAACCTACGCGCGCACCGCGCCCATTTCGTTGGTCGATACTGGCTGGTGTCCAGGGTAGTGTCAGGTGGTGGATATCGGTTGTCCCGATGTGCAGGTTAATACCTACTTCAGCCTTCTTGTTACAGATTATGATGCGCGTGCGACCTTCGTTATAGTCGGCGGCAATACCTTCCATGCCCTCAAGGCCAGCATCATTTTTGGCTGAGAGATAATCCTCATATTGGGCAAGTTTGCTGTAGTAGGTTTCCCATGCCCCTTCTTTGTATTCACCGTTTTTGTTTGGAGTAGGTTCGGTCGGCTTATTCACCTTCTTCAGCTTGATGCCGCCAGCCTGGCTAACTGTCGTCGCATTGATAATGCCAATCTCCTGCTCCGGCATTTGCAGTGCACTGGCGATAATACGGCGCAGCTTCTGGTGCTGGGCTTTTTCATCAATAAAGACGATCTGCTTACCGTTCTTCAGACCTTCACGAAGATTTTCGATCAGCGCGGCATACTTCGGCGGGATGGGGTGCGATACCTGCTGCATATCAATACCGGCAGCCGCAATGGCCTTAAGTATTTCAGCTTCCAGTTCAATGCTGGCACGTATTTCAACATGCGTCGGATGTTCACTAAAAGCGGTCTTCACTACCTTGCTGGTACGCGTACTGACCAGCCCGCCAGCGCCGTCTTCCTCGGCCTCATCAACATCATCTGCCACTTTACCGCCAGCTACTTTTGGCAAGGCATCAGCAATAGCTTTTACCTGGTCTGCAAGCTCAACGGGGAACTGGAATGTAATCGCACTGGCATACAGATCCGGGTCTATAGCAACCTTGTCCATGTCACGGATGATGGAGAAGATGAAATCATCCGGTTTGTCGTTAGTGATATGCCCGTTTTCATCGACTGTCAGCTCATCATTGCGACTTAACTCCTGAGCACGCTTACGAAGCTCTTCATAAGCAGTCTCCTGCTCCCCTGTCATCGGGATCTGCAAGGTGTTCTCAATGATGTCGGGAATTTTAACCGTTGCTCCGACATCTGCAGCAGTCTTCAGAGTGGTCCAACGATGGAAAATACCACGCAGGCCGTCAAGGTTCTGGAAGCCCACCAGCCCCTGCTTCTCTTCCACTTCCCCGGAAATTTTCTGGACCTGAACTGTGGCTGTTTTGCCAAACACACGAACGAAATCATCAGGCGTAATGATGCCCATGCGCATCCACTCTTCCTGCGGAATGACAGTAGACAGCATGTTGAAGGCATCAATCGGACTGTTCACCAGCGGAGTTGCCGTCAGCATGACTACACCACGCCCGTTGTTGCGTTTCATCATGTACGCAGCTTTTACAGCCATGTCGCGGGCCATCTTGGATACTGCCGGGTTAGGCAAATATGCCAGTTGTCCCGCTTCACGCCCGGCATTAAAGGAGTTGCGGTAGTTATGCCCCTCGTCGGCAATCACGCTATCGAAGTTCATATCCTCAAAGTACGGGATATTCTGCTTCTTCGTTGTACCGGTATTCGCGGCCTGATCCTTAATCTTGTTCTTCTTCTGCGCATCACGGTGTTTACCGGACGCCAGGTCAAGACGCCCCATTTCCACAGCATTAAAGACAGCTTGCTGTGAGTTCTCCTCGATGGTTTTTTCTCGTAGCGGGATAGACGCGAATTGTTCTTTTGTCATGATGACCGTTCGCCAATTTGACGACGGGATCATGTTCATGCGCTGAACGATAACGGCGCTGGCGGACTCTTTCACAACATTTCTGGTAAGAGGCTGCCCGTTACTGTCGAGGCGTGGTTCGCCATTTTCATCAAGCACCGGCGCGGTCAGAATATTTCCGCTGTCATCACGAACTTCATCCAAACCGATAAACATCATATTGGCGAAGGCATCAGCACTGTAGAAACTCTGTGCCTCGTGATACCAGTTCTGATAAACCGCCTTCGGAACAACAATACACGTGCGTTTAGTGCGACCTGTTTCGAAGTTATACGCCTCAAGCGCAAGCGCGGTCGTGGTTTTACCCAGCCCGGTACCAAATCCCATGATGCCGCGCCCATCTTCTGACAAGCGCCGAACTTCTTCATTCTGATAAGTAAGAGGAATGCGCTTTCCACTAAGCCCTTCCAGGCCAAGCGGTGCGTCAGAATGCGTGAACGGAATGAAACCATTGAATGCGTCGTTATACTCGCGGGCTATCTGATCAGCCTGCGGGTGAGTGCGTAACCAGTCGTTAAAACTAACTTCCAGTTGAGCAATTTTATCCAGGTACTCGTTAGCGTTCTGCCCACGCGGTTTAACACCGTTCAGGTAGTTTTCTAACTGGTTCAGGAAGCCGTCTTTATTGTTGGCCTTCTTGAACTCATTCCCGTTTTTGCCGTTTACGGTTCGTAGCTGATAGCCGGTAAATACCCCGTCCTTACCTTCGTAATCGTCCGGAGATACCAGAATGCCATCGACGACCTTCAGATCAGGTTCAGTGTACTTAAACTCGTCATAGCCCTGCTCTGCCAGGAACTCTTTTATCAAGCGGCGATCCAGCCAGCGGGCATTCAGATTAACGGTGACTTTATTTAGTGGCGTGAAAATACGTTTCTCTTCGATTTTCGCCAACTGACGCTCAAAGTTCGCTTTCTGCTCACCTGTTGACGCATCACGCCAGCCCATCAGCAATGCTGTTTTGGTTGCAATATCGCCGCTGGTGGCGCGGTCCATCGGCAGCAGGCAGCCATACCCATCAATAGCGATATCATCAAATTTCGCCAGGTATTCAAGGGCCGCGTCGTCGTCCTCTGGCAGTTCACCAGCAAACGCCTCACGAAAGTCTCCCAGCGTTATAGGATTAAGGGCTACATCACTGAAAAGATGTGCTATCACTTGTTCAGGACGTGTAAAGTCAATACCGGCAGCACCATCCGTTACATCAAGTCGCCCTGCCAGAAGGTCAGAAGTGGAACCATCCTGTTTCACATTGCCAGTGAACGTCATCCAGTTTTTAGCGCCAGCTTCAGCAAGCCCATTCAGCTTAATGGCGTGCGGTGGTCCATACTTCGCAACTTCTGCTGCCGCCAGGCGGGATGCATCTGCCAGTTTGTCATCAACGTTCACACCCAGGTTACGCAAATCAAGTGCCTTGTTGATCAACTGACCTATCAGCGCACCGCGCATAACGCGCTCCCTGTCTTTTTCTCGCTGCTTGCCAGCAAAGCGAATCATTGCTGCCACTTCATCACTGACAACCGATGGATAGTCGGACGCGATCGCCGATATCTGGTCCCATGACAAAGCCAGAATCCCGTTTGTTGACTGGAACGCGATCTGCAGATCGCCAAACGTCGAAACACCATATCGACTTACATCAAGCGCGGAGGATTTGGTTGTCGTGTCCTTAACCCATTTCAGACCATCAAACTCATGCCAGATACCGCCTACAAGGCGTTTATCGCCCACTTTCGCGCCCTGCCATGCCTGAGTAGTTACGCCGAGCAAATCCCAATTGATGCGACTATCAAAGCGACGAGATAGCGCGGTTTTCATCGACTCATTGGATACACGACCGTCTTTTTTCACCACCAGGGTATTGCGGAAGCTGGTACGTTCCATGTCGCCGTAAACAAATCGCTTCCCTTCGGTTGTAAACCATTTTCCTTTGAGGAAGGTATCCCAAAGGACGTTTGCCGATTTGAGTGTTGAATCATCCGTGTCGGGGATCATCTCCAGGAAGGTTTCCGGGTGTTTACGCAATACCCATACGTCCACCACGGTATCTGTACCGGATTCGCTGAACGTACCAGAAGGCATACGATGTGCGCCCAAAAATTCCGCTTTACGGCTGACTTTATCGCGCAATTTTTTATATTTCGCACCATCGGTCATGCCATTCGGCACCACCAATACGATAAGCCCACCAGGCTTAACCTTGTCGATCGTGCGCAGCACAAAGTAATTGCCAACGTTCTTCTCGTTTGCATATGCCGGATCAAGCCCGGCGACACCGGAACGCCCTTCACCAAACGGTACGTTACCTACAGCGTGATCATACATTGCGTCTTTCGCCGCCAGCGCCTCAAACGCCCCGATATTCACATCGTCTTCCGGGTGCAAAAGCTGGTTTATTCGACCGGAAATCGGAGACAGTTCGGCGCTGGTCATTATCATGCCCTGCCGTTTTGTCTCCTGGAAAATACCTGTGCCCGCTGATGGTTCCAGTACGTGCCCGCCATCAATACCGTAGTCAGCAAACAGATCCCATATACCTTCAGCCATAAACTGTGGCGTGTAGTATTCGTATTGGCTGCCCTCACCATCTGTCAGGCCGCCTTCACCGGTATACCCGGCAAGAATCTGACGTTGTTCGTCAGTTAATTTCGCCCCATCGAAGCCGGGCGGAAGGGAATTAAGAAGATTTACTGCGGCATTGTTTGCTGCCCGGCGTGTTTTCTGAATACTGACGCCATCGGCTTTCCTGACGCCAAAGGTCGCAACAGCACGTAATTTATGCAACCGACTAACAATTTCAATCAGTTCGCCTAAGCTGGAGGCTTCACTGATTGAATGAAGTAGTTTGTCCAAAGGATTTCCCCCTCTAAACCGTAAAAAATTCCGCTATGCGGTACGGTTGAGAGGGTATGGAGAATGTTATTTTCAGGGGGACGATACTACCGTCAAAATCACATACTCCCCATAGTTTGCCTACTTATTAACCCATTACCGGGAGAAAAATATGGCAAACATTGAACCTCGCTGGCTAATTGAAGCCCGTAAGCACATTGGCCTGACTGAAATAAAAGGCGCTAAACACAACCCTGAAATCGTTCAGTTCTGGCGCGACATCAAGCGCGGCGGAATTAAAGACGATGAAACGCCGTGGTGCGCAGCATTTGTCGGTGCAATGCTGGAACGTGTAGGCATCCGCTCAACAAGATTTGAGTCGGCAAAATCCTATCTGGATTGGGGCGAGAAATTAGATACACCGGCATACGGATGTATCGTTGTATTTACCCGCGTAGGCGGTGGGCACGTAGGCTTCGTTGTCGGACGCCGCGCCAATGGCGATCTGCTTGTCTTGGGTGGGAACCAGGGGGATGCGGTTAATATTCGCGCATTCCCAACATCAAGAGTGTCTGGCTATCGCTGGCCTGCTGGCGAACCACACAATACCGCTCTGTTACCAGTCGGAGACGCAGCAACCTCAACTAATGAGGCATGAAAAAAGCCCCGGCCAGGCCGGGGCATCACGCTTCAAGTCACGATCCAATCATTACCGACTATATCAGCCGTCGATAAATCAACTTCCCGGATCTGGAGTCCATTAATACAAAACCATCCGGTAGTAGAGTAATTATCAGGCCAGGCCCATACACCAACACTCCATGCTTTACGGCGGCACACTTCAGCCTGTCCTTCCCTGATTTTTTTTACCGCCTGCATGATGTCCATCACTCACCTCCCCAACCGATCACCTGGAATTGCCCCATTTTGGGGTGATACCAGCGTTTTCCTCGGTGTTCAGCCTCCGACATCATCCGGTTAAAAGCATTCATGAAGGGAGATAAGGCCACGATGGAACGACGCGACAATACCCCCTCTGGAGTTAAAAACTCATGTGTATCGGTGGGAATCCGGTAAGCGTTGACAAGGTTGCGACATTTGGCTTCAGTCAGGCCGCATTTCGCCGCCAGCTGGCGGTAGCCAATGTAACCATCTGGCATATTGCCCTTCTTGATTTGCTCGACGGTTTCAGCGACCTGGCTAACCTTTGACTCAACAGCATGAAGCCGCTTTCGCTGCTGAACTGCATTTGCAGCCATTGCGGCGATCATCTCTATTTCGGTCAACGGCTGGCGTACTTGTTCTTCCAGTTCGCGCCAGCGGTCCACCAGCCGGGCGGTGAATTCCGGAGAGAGCTGCGCAACGACAATGATACTGTCTCGTTTGCCTTGCTCGTCGCTAAATCGGAACACCTGAATTAATCGAGAACGCCCCATTACATCTATTTTTGGTTCATCCTCAATTTGAGGACGAACAATAACGCCGGATTCGGCTAATGTTTCAATGGTACGCTTCACATTGTCATGACGTTTTCCCACCAGCTCCGCGATCTCAATGCTGGTCATTGATGGCTTTTCAAGAATGCAGATATCCATCAGTGTGCCTCCGCAATGCCGGGATTGGTAATATTGCGATACCAGGGATTAGTGTTTGGTTGTGGGGAAGTAGAGAAACGACCAGTAAGAACACCATGCTGATCAGGGATCAGAGAACGGGCTTCTTTTTCGGTTGCGGCAATTGCGAAGTGATCGCAGTGTTTTTGCAGGGAGTGGAAACGCCAGATGAATTCAGGACGTGAGCAAGGATTGGCATTAACCATAGTTACGGCCTCACTAACAGGTTTAACAACCTGCTACCCGCTGTCAAACAGGTGGCAGGACGTGACAGGGTTGACAGACTGGCGTTAGTGAAACCAGCAGGCCGAAGCCTCCCCATCACGCCCCACCATAATTCGGGCGTAACGCGGTTTACGGACACAAAAATACCGCAATATCGGAAATCTGCGGTTGTCCGCACTAACATTCAGGCTGTCAAACCTGGTCGCAGAATTTGCTACGACGGCATGAATATAAGCCTGAAAACATGGAAGATCAACTAAAAATTTCAGCAATGGATGACTTCAGTCGATGATGCAGATCATACATTCCGATTTAGAAACAGCAAATTAATTTTCTAACACAAATCATCGAGCGAGCATTTTCCGATCATTGGGATGCTTTGTAGACACACAGGTCATCCCCTAAATCCCGCAGGGATTGACCAATCCTCCCGGTCAAATTCAGACCGATAGCCACGCTGTTTCATCAGGTCAAAGGCTTCACCAATGGTTACACACCCCTGGGAGCCAGAATAATCCATTGAGAAATCCAGGGCACTGGATTGTTTAGGCTTATTCACTGCGGTAGCGGCACTACGTATCCATGCAAATTTTTTTGCCAGCTTTTCAGCGGTACGATACAGAGCCTGCCGTTTTGCGTGCCCCTCGTCTGAACGACGCTTTGCAGCTCTCGCTTTTGCCGCCGCCAGGCAGTGGTTGGTATGTTCTTCCCTGATTACTGTTTTTTTATCCAGTCCCCCATTATCCGCTTGAGTACTATCTGCTGGTGAAGCCTTTGGCTGAACCGCGCATGATCTTTCTCTTCTTTTGGCTATAGAGTGACTCTTATTTTCTATTGGCTGTTCATTTTGAACATGGGGGGACTTGTTCAATTTGAACAGGGGGTTCCCAGTTTCAAAAAAATAACGAACCTTTGAAATCAACTGCTTAACCAGCTTTGTGGCGTTGGCAAATTTGATGCCCTGCTTACCCCCTATCTCCATTGCTACATGAATGAAGTGGAGAAATTGTGTCGTAAACCGATATACGTTACACACCTGGGCATTGTTATTCGCTACCTGATGTTGCTTAACAAGCATTCCGCACTTCGTCGCTTCAGCAAATGCCCGGCGCACAGTAGAAATGCTGCGTCCTGTAATCTCGGACATATCAGCATATGAGCGACGGATCATGTATTCATCGGTAGACCCTGCCAGGTTGGCGAACTCGGCAATAATGGCGCTATGTGAAGGGGAAAGAAGACCGCTATGACGAGCAAAAAAACTCAACTGATGACCTTTGATTTTTTTGTGGTATTCAGTGTTGTTTTTATACTCAGAAGTGTTGAAAGTTACTGAAACTGAATTTAAAATACTCACCAGATAGTTCCGTGAAAAAATCTATCTACCGTATAAATCTATGGCAGTGGATTTATACACCCAAAAAGCCGCTTCTCAGCGGCTTTTGCTTTTTTGGCAGTCGCTACCGGAGCAGTGACCGCGATCCTACTCGATCCCATCCACCAGGATCAACAGTGTATATAAATACACTATGTTAGAAATTTAACTTAACAAGGCGGTTACCCCCTTCTAGAAACGAAGAGTAACGGGGTGGTGTTTTTGTTCTCCTTCGGTGATAACTCTGGTTCTTTCTTGCCTGATACCGGTAAGCCATAAGTAGCATTTGCCCCAAGAGATTCAAGCATCGCAGCCACTATGCGGGCATCATCTTCAGACTGCATACGGCAGAGCGCCCGGCGCTGTTCTGCGCTGATAAAAACAGGCATTTCCTGGATAGCGTCACGCAAAATCCGGCGGCATTGCTTTGCATTTTCCCCCTGGCTTTCCATCATCGCTGTTTGAGCGCGCAGCTTATCTCGAAGCTGTATGTTTTCCACTTCAAGGAGCATCAATTCTGATTCCAGGGCTTCACGATGTGCAGATTCGAGCATGGCTTGCTGATTTTTCATTGCTGAAAAGTGGTGAACCAGATCCGTAGCAGCGTTATCGGTAAAACCTTGTTCGATAAGTGCTGCATGAATAGCCGCATCGCGCTCTTCTGCTGATTCAAGCATCAGGCTTTTCTTGTCGAGGCTGATATAGTTAGGCACAGTTACGTAATCAAAGCCGTGGAAAGACTTTACCAGGGATACCGATGAATCTGGACCAGATGTAGCCCACGACCAACCACCAGCACCAGAATTAATCATGCCCTGAACAATACGCCCGGTGTCTGTATCCAGTATTTCCTGCGTATGCGTAACAATGCCGTTGTCGTCAATCGAAATGTCGATAGTCCTGTTTGACGGCACGTTCTCCAATACAACAGGCTTCCCATCTACCATCACAACAGAGACTTCCGGCAAGTTCAGGCTTTTCGTTTTGTTATAGTGCATCGCCCGGCGACCATGACCGTAATAACCATACATCTCACCCAGCGCGATACGCTCTTTTGTTTCTGGCGAGTTGAATGTGTCTCGTACCGACTGAATGACATAATTTCGGTTGTTCTGCGGTGTGTGTTTGCGGATTTTCTCTACCAGGGAGAAGCGATCCGTAACAGTATTCAGTGATTGCATTATTTCCCTCCGGTTAATTGCTCATCACAAATTTTGCAAAGTTTATTAACTGTTCTGGCGTCCAGTTTTCCGGATCGTCACCGGACGACAACGGCGCGGATTCGTACATACCATGCTCGTTGTTTTGCTCTGATTCATTCGCCTTAAACTCTTTGATCATGGTGTTGAGAGTGTCATCGTCGATGTGCAACTGCTCGGTGAACAGATAACGCATAAACGCGTCACTACCAGCCAGTTTCGGGTTGTTCTGGATCTGGTCCATAATTTGGGAGATGACAGCAACAAAGTTGGCGCGTGCATCCAGTTCCCGGTTTTCCTCTTCCTGGATAGCAGTGTTCATTGAGTTGAATTGCACGTCATAAGGACGGTTTTTTTCGGTGTAAACCTTCCCGTATTTATAAGCGAGGTGAATATCATGAAGCCGATAAATAGTTCGCTGCGCGGCCTGTCTGATCCAGTTCGCACGTAATGCGGCCTGGATAGCTGTTTGCTGCCAACCGCCTTCCCCAAGTCCACCACTCATCTGATCAGCCCAGCCAAGCATTGTTGCGTCAATGCCTAGGCTTGCAGCAAGCTGCCGGAGGTGAAACATAACGTCTTCGATACCACTGATATCTGCGGGTATGGATTGCGTATCAATAGTGATACCGTTCTTCCCGTCTCCCATAACAGGTATCAGGTGGTTAAGCACCGTCGGAATAGCGTTGGCATTAATCGACCTTTGCGCCACCAGGTCACTATGTCGCTTCAATGCCTGGCTGACGCCACGCGTATAGTTCGCCGCATTAACCGGGTCCAGTGTGTTCGTCGTAAGAGCAATCAGGCGGTCAATTTTGGCTGCATTATTTCGCGTTGATTTCAGCGCGGCGAGCGCAGCACATAAATTCAGGTAAGGTTCATAGCTGTATTCAAGGAATGAAGTTCCGTAATTCTGCGTCTCCATTAACGGCTTATCAGCCTGCTCACTTAACAGTGAGTACCCTTTTGTGCCGTAGCTGACCGGAATAACTTTATGCTGCGGCGTCCAATAGGGATTTTTCATGGAAACCAGATTCCACGGTTCGGTTATTACTCTGCGCAAACTATGCGTATCCAGGATGTAATCACCACTGAAACCTACCAGCTGGCTACCACGATAAAACTCCTGGACGAAGTGTGGCAGAGTGTAATAACTGGACTCAATGCCTGTTATCCCCCTGCCCTGTTCAGCATAAGGGCGGACATAAGACACCCCAAAGATCGCCATAATCATGGCCCATGAAGGAAGTCCGTCATTAATCATCGCCCCCAAATCAGCAGTTAACTCTTCACATCTACTTACTGCCTCAGCATCGGAACCATCCTTTGGCGAAAGGATGAATGCTTGTCCGGTTTTTTTTGAAGGCGCAAGCGCATGTGCAATGTGAATATTTAAAGCCGTCGAGATAGTCGGGCTTTTAGCCATCGTTTCCAGGATGTTGTACTTTTGCAGGCGCTCGCCGGGCAGTTCAGAGGATAAAGAAATTGAATCTGCTGCACTCGTCATGCCATCGCTGTTGCTCCCCAGTATACCTGGGCGTAAAGCAGACAGGCCGGAACGAGCAACGACACTATGCCCGCTCGTAAAAACGACCGGATCGGCGGGCGTAACATCACCACCGTTGAAGGCTTTCTTCAATGCTGACAGAAAGCCTTTGTTTTTGTCTTTCGTTGCCATGAATCACCGCAAATTGTTTCCAGTTTTGCGGCAGCATAATCAGTATGTGATTTCAGCGGTTGGTTTAGTTTTCCGTACGGCAATTATTTAGATCTGTAGAATTTTCAAACATAGCAAAGTTCAGACCTTTCCCTTCGCCAAATTCACCCTCAATTTCATCAGATACAGCAGACAAAATACGACGCAGATCAACATCGCCACCGCCGAACATATCGCCCAATGCCTGTTGTTTATGAGTCAGCTCGTCGTTGATTTTTTGCGCCATTTTTTTGAATGCTGCCCCCATACGCTTCGCACTGCGATTATTTGCTACGATGAATAGCGCCAATGCCTCAGCTTCCGGTGTACTGTCGCCGAATAACCCCCTTTGGGCGATCACTTCTTCAACGGCCTGACCGTTGTCTTTGGCTTCACGAACAAGATTAATTGCTTCCTGGAGTGCTGCTATCGCCTGTGTATCCAGGCCATTAACCTGCTCTATACCGTCCACTAAGCCTGTTACTGCGTCATGGTGAGCGTCGCCAGACAGCGACTGCATTTGCGCAAAATCGCTGGCTGCCGTATTTAATGCGGTCAGGATATTACGCATTTCCGGATCTGGCTCTTCCGACACCAGCCGAACAAGCCTTTCATCCTTGTACGCTTTGGCAAAAATTGCATTCTGGATGCGATCGATAAGCTGTTTCGTGGGACGCCCATCGGCAGTAAGCAAGCCTGCCATCGCTGTATCGCCAATTTCGCGCAAAAACGCACGAATAAACGCATCATTGGACCGCGCCAGCAGATTTCCATCATCTGAAGGATTAAATAGCGCCATGACGCTCTCAGTGAGAAATTGCGCATCCGCATACGCTTTTTCACTTGCTGCCATCTCTTGCAGATCACTAATGTTTGAATCGCGGGCAAATTGAGCGCGGTCTACATCTGTGAGTCTTTCTCGCACCAGTACGGGCATAGACATTTGCGAAATTTCGTCAGGATTCAGACCAAACTCTTTCGCATGGTCGATCAGGTACTGGCGATACTCATCCGCCTGTCCTTGCTCATAGGCACGCCAGATACCCATACTCCTTCCGTTGCCGGATTCAACAACGTTGTCCGGACCAACTATAGGCGCTCCGTGGCTGCTCATACCGGAATCCGTTAATTGTGCCGGGCGTAAATTGGAGGCAATACGGTTAACCTGGAGTTTGCTGGATAGCCGGGTACGATCTCGTGGTTGGAGTTCTTCCGGGAAGGCCGGGTTAATCGCACCGTCAAGGTTGTTCGAAATGATCAGACTGCTGGCGTCAACGACCTTAAAAGCCGTCTTTACCTCTGCACCTTTGCTGGTGACTACGTAGCTACTTCGCCCCAGGCGTGTTTCTTTCCTCTCTAATGAAGAAACCAGAGCAATGACGCTGTTAATATCTGCGGCCTCGGAAAGCGCAGAAGTAACTGATTTGTTCAAAATACACTCCAACTATAGAGAAAGCTGTGAGTGTAAAAAGTGTGTGATTTATGTGAGAACAGATAAGTGAAAGGGGCATTTCAGCCCCTTTTGATTACCCGGCATAACCGTTAGCTTTCACCCAGCTTATGGTCTGCTCTTTAGCCTGCTCCAACGTAAGGAACTCGCCAACATAGTTTGAGATCCCACGCAGCGCATCAATAAATTCCATTTGTGTGGACTTTGTGAACACACCGCCCAGGAAGTCAGTCACTATCTTAGGGACTTCATCTACAACAGGATCAGCCTGTTGTTGCGGTTCCGCTGCCGGTTGCGCGGCAGTCCCCAGGCCCAATTTCAGCATCACATCAACAATCTGCTTACCAATGGTGACGCGTTGCAATACTGGCGCAGTTTTCTGCGCCTGCATTAGATCTGATAGCTCTTTACCTAATTTCAGGCGGTCTAAAACAGAGATGGTCATTAAACACCTCCCTGCTGAATTTCAGCCAGAATATTGATCAGGTAGTCAACTGCTGCACCCACAGTGGCTTCGTTCTCGTCGTATCGACCTGCACTGATTAGAGCGTTTGCTGCTTCCTGCACATGATCAAGTTCAGCACTGATGACCGTCAGATCGCGGGATGTAAACTGCTCCGGCACGGATTTCAGGTACTCCAGCGCTTTATCTGCTTCCTGATCAGCTTCACTTGCTGATTCACCCGCTTCTTCTGGCTCCGACTCCTGTTCTGGTGCTGGTTGTGGTTGTGGTTGTGGTTGTGATTCTGGCTCAACCACATGCTCTGTTTTTACTTCGCTTGAATGATTTTGAAGGGCGTTATACACGTCCATAATGAAAAGGTTCTCCCCATCACTAAGTGGATACGCCACGTTTGGAAACGCTTTGCGGAAAAGAATTTTCACTTGCGCCTTGAATGTTTTCAGGTCACTGCCAAACAGGTCCACATAGCCATCAATATGTTTCGACATGCTGGACGCAACCAATTGGCCTGCAAAATCTTTCAGCTCATCTTCATCAGGAAGATAAAGCAACTCGTACTGGCTGACTTCTTCATCTGTCAGTTTACGGTCATACGTAATGATACCGTGACGAGCATATTCGTAATACTGATCAGCCTGGTCAGGACGATCAAGCACGGCTTTATTTCCATCCGGAACAGCACCAACACCAGCCGGGCGAGATTGAAGTGCATAGTGGTATTTACCTACATCTTGGCTCTCTGGTTGTGATACTGGGTTTGTTTCGGGGTCCGTCTGTGGTGGTTCGGAGTCTTCCAGCTGGCCTGGTAACAAATCAACTTTATATTTTTCTGCGTTATGCTCTCGGTAGGCTTTAAGTAATTTGGTTGCAGCATCTGCCAAACTGCCTCCTTTGACAGCACTGGCATCAATACTGAATTTACCTTCAGGTGCTACTATCGTAACGAAATTGTCACTGCCGGACGTGACATAATTAACTTCAGCGCCATTATCCAGCACTGTTTTTCCGTCAATGGCAAGATTATGTTTTACATGTCGCAGCTGGTCACTAAACGCTCGTTCTTTCGTTTTTTCTCCTTTAGAAGACAACAATTTATCGCGTTTTGCTTGTAACTCCTCATTGATAGCTTTCTGGGCATCAAGTTTTTTTTGCATCTCCGTAAGAGCAGCACGCTTTTCAGTCAGCCCACGTTGCGCAACTTCCACCTGATCAATCATTATTGACCGTTCTTCTGCCAGTTTATCTGCTTCATTGAGATAACTCTCAATATCTGCCTTCATTTTGTCCTGGCGCTCTTTTGCTTTCTTAAATTTTTCGCTGTTACGCTCAATCAAATTAGATAGCGCCTGGCATACCTGGCTTAAAGAAACATCTCTCCCACCAATCGGGGCGACAACGTGAGTTACGTTACGCTTATTAAGTAAAAACTGAAATGCAACAAGCTCGTCGTTACTCTTTATTTTTGCCCCGTCAGCTGTTGGAGAGTGGAAAATTATGCTTGTACTCTGCCCGTCAGTAAGCGGTATCTGCGCGGTCAAAACAGGGATATTAGCTACCCGACGTACACGACCGATAATCGCACCACCAATACAATTACGTCCATTTTCATCGGTCCCAGCTTCATCAGTCCCTGCCATAATATTCGTACCATTCAGGCCACGATTCAGCGCACGGACGAAAGCTCGCATTGTTTGAGCTAACCGAATTCTGGTTGTAGTTATGGACTCAAACATAGCTTCGTCAGACACAACCAGAATTTCATTGCCCATATAGGCAAGCTCAATATCTTCTAAGGTCGCCGCCTCAAAAATCAGGTCATCTTCGCTTAATTCTTCTGAAGACCAGCGACTTGGCATATAGCCGGGGATCGTATCAGCAAAAGTAGACTGAATATTAATTCGTAAAGGATTGTTAATCATGCTCATCCTCCAGGCGCGCGATTTCTTCTTTAAGAGCACGTGTCTTAGCTACTTCCTGAGACAAGGCAGCTTTAACGTTACCCGTATCTTGCATTACTTTGTCTGACTTGCTCTGGAGTTTAGACAGTTTGTCGTTAGCATTAGCGATATCTTCACGGAGTGCATCACGTGATTCTTTCGCTTCAGCTAATTTCTGAGCGTTAGATTTAACTCCCTGCCGCTTCTTATTTCCATCATCAATATTTTTTGCTGCACGAGCAAGTTTTCGAGCTAATGACTTCTGGAAAGAAGTTGCTCCGCGATTAAATAAAGCCGCAAGAGATTGCCCCAAAGCCGACATTGTTTTTACTGGCTTGAACGGTACTGTTTTACCATTCAGTTTGATCCCAGATATATCACCGGTATCGTTAACCTGAACTTCCATTGTCTGTTCATCAATACCAATAAGAGTAAACGTGCGCGTCATGATCCCATCTTTCTTCCTGCCATTACTTGCAGGGATCACCCTCGCTATCTTGTAACCACCTTTGCTGATTTCTTTGACGAGTTTTGCCAGCCCCTTTTCGTTTAACTCATCATAATTAAGAAGAACATAATTATTCTTATTTGACATCCCAGTCTCCTTCACGCTTTTCGATCGTAAACTGGCGCTCTATGCAGTCATTGATAGGGAAAATGCGATAAAGCGGATTCAGTCGGCAGTTACCGTTAGTCAATGTGACTTTCAGATCCCACTTCGTTGGCTCAAGATATTTCGTATCGATGAGCAAATACTCTTCTCTCTCACCGCGTTTTGAGGCGTCAACTGGTCGCGTTTTCCCTGAAATAACCACAGATGGATTTTTCAGGTCTTGCAACCAATATTCGATTTGAGCATTGCTGACCCAGCTTCGCTTAACACGTAGCGAAACAGGAAATGCTATAGCGGATTCTTTCACTACAGCGTCACCAATACTCAAAATCTCAACACTCTTGCGACGAAAAATGAAACGGTCAATGATGGCAACAAATGCCATGATAAAAATGAAATAATTTCCAAAGTTACCCATTATTTCTCTCCACCTTTTCCCCCATTCGCTATTACGCTTAAGAGATTCAAGACGTTACTAGCTCTGGACTTCAAGCCCTGTAAAATTTCACTACCGTTGTTACTGGCAATCAGAACAACGCAGAAAATGATACCTTCAGGCCATTCTTGGCTAACCGCCACCCCATACCCCGCAAGCCCGGCTGTTACCGCAGTAAACAATTCACTCGCAAGATTGAGCAGGGACGCAGAAATGCGCCCGTCTCTAACTCCGAGAAGGAATACGCCGGTTCCACTTAGTAGGGATGTTATGACTACTACAGCCAGATTTTCATAATCTGCAAACATACCCCTCCAGAAATAACATCTAATGCGCCACTAACTTAGTCAGTTTGTTATTTCCTTACAGGACATCTTCTAAAATCTCCCCCCTTAACATACAAGGGGGGACATATGCTTATTGGATACATTCGCGTATCAACTAATGACCAAAACACCGCTTTACAACGAAACGCCCTTGAAAGCGCAGGATGTGAGCTAATTTTTGAGGATAAGGCGAGCGGCAAAAAGGCTGAACGCCCAGGGTTAAAAAAGGTTCTCCGTATGCTTTCCAGAGGCGACACCCTGGTCGTATGGAAGTTAGATCGTCTTGGGCGCAGCATGCGTCACCTAGTTGTGCTGGTGGAAGAGCTGCGTGACAGAGGCATTAACTTCCGGAGTCTCACTGACTCCATCGATACCAGTACACCAATGGGGCGCTTTTTCTTTCACGTAATGGGGGCGCTGGCAGAAATGGAACGTGAACTTATTGTTGAACGTACACGCGCTGGACTTGATGCAGCTCGCGCAGAAGGTCGAATAGGTGGGCGTCGGCCTAAATACCAGGAAGAAACATGGCAGCAAATGCGGCGATTGCTGGAGAAGGGCATCCCCCGTAAGCAGGTTGCAATCATCTATGATGTGGCTGTTTCCACTCTTTATAAGAAGTTTCCGGCGTCATCATTTCAATCCTAAACCTTGGTTTAAGAGAACTCGGTACCAGCGGTGAAAAGATCCCCCTGTTGAGTACGGCTAACACATGGAGTGCGCGCCAGACTTTCAACGGCGGGATCACCGGGGCGCTGACAGGGAACGCCGACACCGCGACGAAATTGAAAACAGCCAGAAACATTAATGGCGTCAGGTTCGATGGTTCGGCTGACATTAATATCAATACTCTGGTATCACGCGGTCGAGTAACTGCTCTGGCGTCGAATGCGCAGGGGACATCCGGGATTCAGCTGTATGAGGCATACAACAATGGCTACCCTTCCCCCTATGGCAATGTGCTTCACCTTAAAGGTGCCACCGCTGCTGGCGAAGGTGAGTTATTCATTGGCTGGAGTGGCACGAGCGGTGACCATGCGCCCGTACATATCCGTTCGCGGCGGGATACTGATTCTGCCAACTGGTCTGAATGGGCGCAGGTCTATACGTCAAAAGATTCCGTTCCCGGCGTTAATACCAAAGGGAATCAGGACACCTCTGGTAATGCGGCTACAGCGACCAAATTGCAGACAGCACGTACTATTAACGGTGTCTCGTTTGATGGTTCTAAAAATATTGAGTTAACGGTGGAAGATTTAAATCTTGAGCAAACCGTAGAATTAGCCGCAGGAGCATTACAGAAAAACCAGAACGGCGCAGATATTCCGGGAAAAGATACCTTCACCAAAAATATTGGTGCCTGTCGCGCATATAGCGCATGGGTGGATATTGGTGGCGATAGTCAGGTCTGGACAACTGCGCAATTTATTTCGTGGCTGGAGAGTCAGGGGGCATTTAACCATCCTTACTGGATGTGCAAAGGCTCATGGGCTTATGCAAATAATAAGGTCATTACAGATACAGGTTGCGGAAATATTTGTCTTGCAGGTGCTGTGGTGGAAGTTATTGGCACTCGCGGCGCAATGACCATACGCGTTACTACGCCGAGTACGTCCAGCGGCGGCGGAATTACTAACGCTCAATTCACCTATATTAATCATGGTGATGCTTATGCTCCTGGCTGGCGACGAGACTACAACACGAAAAACCAGCAGCCTGCATTTGCTTTAGGGCAAACAGGAAGCACTGTCGGAAATGATAAAGCTGTTGGCTGGAACTGGAATAGCGGGGTCTATAACGCAAATATTGGTGGCGCATCGACATTAATCCTCCACTTCAATATGAATACGGGGAGCAGCCCTGCTGTACAGTTCCGCGTGAATTACAGAAATGGCGGTATCTTTTATCGTTCAGCGCGTGATGGTTATGGCTTTGAAGCTGACTGGTCAGAGTTTTACACCACAACCCGCAAACCCTCTGCGGGAGATGTTGGTGCATACACGCAGGCAGAATGTAACTCAAGGTTTATTACAGGTATTCGTCTTGGCGGTCTGTCATCTGTTCAGACATGGAATGGTCCCGGCTGGTCTGACAGGTCAGGTTATGTCGTTACGGGGTCAGTTAACGGAAACCGTGATGAATTAATTGATACAACTCAGGCAAGGCCAATTCAGTATTGCATTAATGGAACGTGGTATAACGCGGGGAGTATTTAATTATGATGCACTTAAAAAATATTACTGCTGGCAACCCTAAAACAAAAGAGCAATACCAGCTAACGAAACAATTTAACATCAAATGGCTTTATACAGAGGATGGGAAAAACTGGTATGAGGAACAAAAGAACTTTCAGGCTGATACGTTGAAAATGGTCTATGACCACAACGGCGTTATTATTTGTATTGAAAAGGATGTTTCAGCAATTAATCCAGAAGGCGCAAGCGTCGTTGAGGTTCCTGATATAACAGCAAATCGCCGGGCTGATATTTCGGGTAAATGGATGTTCAAAGATGGCGTAGTGATAAAGCGAACTTATACCGAGGAGGAACAGAGGCAGCAGGCAGAGAATGAAAAGCAAAGCCTGTTGCAACTTGTCAGGGATAAAACCCAGCTATGGGACTCACAGCTACGGCTGGGCATCATTTCCGACGAGAATAAACAAAAATTAACCGAGTGGATGCTCTATGCGCAGAAGGTCGAATCCACAGACACCTCCAGCCTGCCAGTAACGTTTCCAGAACAACCAGAATGAAACAAGGCCCGCTATCGGGCCTTAATTTTTATTCAGGCTTTTGTGGCCATTCAGGATTTGCCGTATCCACACGGCTGACCAGAACACTGTAGCGTTCCCATGCTTCCAGTCGTGTGCGTTCCTCGTCTGTTGCCATATTCAGCCTGACAGCGCGTTCCAGCGGCTGGATGACTGATTCAGCTTCGGAAAGCAATGCGGCCTTTTGTGATTCGGCCTGTTGTTGCTGTTCGTCTGCCGTATAAATCCGTTTAACTACAGCTCCATCCTTAAACATCCACTTTCCTGAATCATCAGCGCGGCGGTTGGCTGTAATATCAGGAACCTCAACGACGCTAAAACCTTCAGGGTTAAGCGTGGAGGCATCTTTAGTGATGGCGACAATAATATTATTTGCATCGTAAACAATCTTTATTGTGTCTGGCTGAAAGTTTTTCACTTCCTCATACCAGTTTTTATCGTCTTCGGACCATAACCAGATAACATCAAAATTCTTTGTTAGCTGATATTGTTCTTTCGTTTTAGGATTTCCAGACTTAATATTTTTTAAATGCTGCATCATTTACACCTGTGCGACGTTATACCATGTGCCATTGATGTATTTTTGTATTGGCCTGAAGATGGCTTCATCATCGCCATCTACTTCACCAATGATTCTTAATCCGGTAATTGCGTGTCCGGCTTTTTCATAACGACCACCACGCGCCATCAATTGAACAACTCGCGTACCCAGGCGAACATCTCTCACATAACGTGAGTCAAAATTACCATAATTGCCGGGAATAACTTGCGCACCGCAAAGCCAGTTGCCATTGTTGTCCATGTACGCCTGACCATCGGTGCCATTGGCTGTCCTTGAATTATTAATCATGTAAAAACCAAACTGGTAGTTACCAAGTCCACCGACAAAAAATTTGCGTTCTGCATGGTCTTGTCTTAACAAAGCCTGCGCAGAACTTGTTGATACTGCGTTTCTACCAAAAATGACATTCTGGTTTCGCATA